GAGCACTGGACCGTCTTGCCCTTGACGAACGAGTCGATCTCCAGCGACGTACGGTCCCAGAGGAAGTTGCCGAAGGCCTGCGTCGTGGGGTACCGGACGACCCCCGGCGTGTCGAACGCGGTGACGCCGCCGATGTCCTGCGCCGAGTCTGCCTGGGCGCCCGAGATGCGGCTCAGCGGCACGAGGTTCCAGTTGCCCGAGTTGTCCCCGTAGAGCACGAACAACGAGTTGGAGCACAGCACCATGAGCGCCGAGCCCGACTGGTTGCCGCCGATGCTGACGAGGTTGGTGATCGTGTCCCCGGTGCCGAGCTCGCCTGCGCCCACGACCGCGCTCCACTGGTACGGCAGGCCCGTGGCGCTGTGCTGCAGCGAGCCCTCGTAGGAGTAGAACAGCTGGAACTTGTGCACACGCACGCACGACGCGCGGCGCGGGGACATGCCCGTGGTGATGGGCACGTAGATGTCACCGTCGAACTCGAACTCTGGGTTGACTCCGTCGCAGCCGTACAGGCGCTTGTTGTTGGCCAGCCCGGTGAAGTTGAACTTGTCCAAACGGACCCGTTGTGTGCCACTCAGTGGCGACAAGGTCAAAGCCGCCTCGACGCCAGACAGCGTGCAAGCGCCCGAACCCGCAGCCACCCCCGCAGCGAAGTGGGTCGTGCCGCCGGTGGGCGCCGCGATGATCATCCGCCCCGCCGCGTTGGAGCCCCAGGCGCCACTCTCCAGCACGACACGCTTGATGACCGCAGAGACCGCGCCCTGCGTCAGCGTGCCGCCATCGGCATAGATCCCGGTCCCCAGGGTGAAGCTCACTGTGTAGTAGAGGGGCACGTTGACCCAGCCAGAGGAGGACGACTTGTAGATCGCCAGCGCGGTGCCGCCCACGTTGTTGCGCCACGCGTAGACGAGGTCTTTGTAGATCATCAGCCCGCGCACCTGACCACTGCCCGGCACCTGACCGATGAGGGACTGGTAGACGTCGGCAGCGGACTTCGTCAGGGTGTTGTCGAGGAACCCGTCGACCGTGGGGGTCAGGTTGGTCACCACACCGACGTTGTTCACCCCGACCTTGACAGTCTCGAGGGCGAACGTGCCTGTCACCTTGGTCACAGCGACCTGGGTGGCGGTGACGTAGATGATGGTCCCCGTCGCCGTGGACGTGGCGCCAGTCAGCGTGGCGCCCACGATCGCGTAGGTCGAGTTCACGCCGGCGGGGCAGTCCAGCAGTTGGTACGCCGCCGCGCTGGGCGCCGGCTGGCCGTCGAAGGGCTCGAACCCACCAACGCGAGAGAGCCCCCCGCTCACGGAGGGCTCGTAATTCAGGGCTAGCCTGGGCGTGCCCGCTTTCGCGAAGAGGGGCGAGATGGACGTGTTCATCCCCCCGCCCAGCTTCGCCCACGAGGACTCAACCTTCGGGGTAGCCATTACGCCAGCGGGGGTCCGGAGATCAACGTCGGGAGGTAGTCGAACTCCAGGCGGCGCATGAACTTGCGCTCACCCGTGGCGCCACGACTCTCGACTTCAGGGGCCACGTAGTACGCGGCGTACTTGCGCATCGCCATGTAGACGATGAGCATGTGGTAGCGATCGGGCAGGCCGTTGCCGGTCGCCGAGGGGTCGTCGGTGTCGAGCAGCAGGTCCGTGGGGACGTGGTAGTACTCCCCTGCGATCGTGTAGGCGTCCACCAGGACGGGGCCGCAGGCCACGGTCCGGTCGGGGTTCACGGTCAGCACGGCCGGGCGGCCGGTGGCCGAGCGCATGGACCCGAACGCGTAGACGTTGCGCCACGTGTCGAACTCCATGTACGGCAGGATCTGCTCGTCGTTCGTGCCCGTGGCCGTCGAGTAGGACCGGAAGCTGTCGCGCTTCCAGTCGCTCACGTCGGTCAGGCCCATCGTCCCCAATTGCTGCGCGCCGGAGGCGGCCGCATAGGTGAACGACGAGCGCATCCACTTCCAGTCGGGGTGCGCGATCTGCACCTCCAGCCAAGCATCGTTGGCCCACTCCTTGAAGAGCGTGTTCTCCCTCGTCAGCGTGCCCGCCAGCGTCGCAAGATCCGCACTGGTGACGCCGCATTCACGACGCAGCCGGTTGACGATGCCGAGGAAGTTCATCAGCGCCTCAGTACGTCGGCTCAGCCAGGATCGTTTCCAGCCACGCGCGGCCGTGCGGGTGGGGGTCGCGCAGCACCTCGAACGGGTACGCCCACGAGTGCTGCGGGATCAGCTGGTTGCTGATCTCGGGGTTGGAGAGGTTCTGGTCGGGCTGTGTGTAGTTGGTCTCACGCATGCGTGCCAGCACCTCGACGTGGTAGCGCCGAACCGGCAGCGGGCGGCCGCGGGGGATCTGCACCCGGCCGTTGACGTCGTTCACCGTCAGCGTCGCGAAGGGCGGCGCGTTGCGGTCGGTGGTCGTGGCGATGCGGACCAGCAGCACGTCCTGCATGAACTTCTCGCTGCGCGACAACTCGCGCAGGTCGGTCTCGGTGATGAGGTCGACCGAGGGGGCGTCGTCCGCCACTTCGATCACGGGGACTTCCACCTTGATGCCGAGCTTGGCGAGGTCTTCTGCAGACCGGTTCTTCGAGAGATTGCTCATGGGGCTCCTGGGGTGTGGGAAAGCAGGGCAGCTGGTAAGCTGCCCTGCCCGGGTCTATCCAGGCCGATCAGGCCAGGACGTTGGTGATGCCGAAGTTCGGCAACTGGCAGACCTGCACCGCCACATCGAACGTGACGCCGGTGGCGTTGAAGTTCGAGGTGCCGTACTGGAACGACGGGGTGGCCGAGCCGGTGGGGTTCTTCACCACCTGATACGCGATCGGCACGAAGCCGACCGGGATCGACGGCAGCGGGCAGATCGCGTTGCCCACGCCGGTCACCGGGTACGGCACGACCGGGCCCTGCACGAAGGCCAGCGCGCCGGCCAGGACACCGGCCACGACCACCGCGGCCTTGCCGGGGACCAGGGCCACCGGCAGCGCGCCGGTGTTGGCATCGTTCAGCGATGCGAAGACGGCCGCAGCGCGGATCGCGAAGTTGCTGATCACACCGGCGGTCGAGATCGTGGTGGCGGTCGTGGTCGACACCTGGGCGTTGGCGCCCGCGCTGTTGGCGTAGACGGCGTTGCCGAAGTTGGCGGTCAGGCCGCTCGACTGTTCGAGATTGAAGCTCATGTCGTTTCCTTGTTCAGAAGAGGTTCGTGGGGTGCGTCGGGCCGACCGCGCTGATCGCGACGGCGTTGACGTTGACCGCATTCAGGAGCGTGGTGCCACCCGTGAAGGTCGCCGTCGGGGCGAGGAAGATGCCCCCGATCACGACCTCGTTGGCCGGGATGATCGGGAAGACCAGACCAGACGCCAGCGCGGGGTTGTTCGACACGTAGTTCGTGAGCGTGCCCGCGAGGTTCACAGTCGTCAGGACGACGAGGAACGTGTTGGCCGCCGCGTTCATCGCGGTCGTCCAGGCGGGTGTCGCGGCACTGGCCGCCACGGTCACTACCTTGCCGTCGATGAGCGCCACGGTGACCGTGGCGGCCGTCGCCGGGGTGATACCCGCGGGGATCGTGAACGAACCCGCAGCGATGATCTGCCGCGCGAACAGGGAGTTGAACGCCCGCAGAACGGTCTCGGGGTTCATCTGATACCCCGCGTTCACGATGAACTGCTTGATCTTTTCCATGTTGGTCCTTGTGTAGTGGAAGGCAGCAGGGCTGCCCCCCGCTAACTTCAGAGCGCCGAGACGCCGACTTCGATGCGCGCCATCCAGGCTTCGTTCAGCCGCACCGCGTTGAACCACGTGCTGGCCCCGACGAAGCCGAACTGGCCCAGCGGGTTGGCGTGGTTCTGGGTCTGGCTGGAGATCTTCGTCGGCTTCAGGGCATTCATGCCCTTCAGCGCGACCTGACCCCAGGCGTCTTCACCGATCACCAGGAACGGGTAGACGTCCACGTTGGCGGCGTTGATCGACAGGCAGCCGTTCTGCGTGGCCGAGCCGGCGTTGGTGAACGGAACCAGGAGGGGGCTCTTGACGAACCGGAAGTCCTCGCAGGCGCCGATCTCCAGGTCATGGATCGGCTTGAAGTTGCCGTACTCCTCGACCTTGGTGAAGCCCGGCAGGTTGCGCACGTCCGACACCGCGTCCGTGTGCATGAACACGATGAACGCCGGCTGGATCGCGCGGGTGCCGAAGTTCACGCCCGGGGCGATGCGCGAGGTCACGCGCTTCGCACGGTTCGACTCCAGCGTACGCGCGGCCTTGCGCAGCGCGTTCAGCGAGATCACGGTGTTCACGTTGCCGCGGGTCGTGCTGTTGCCGTAGATCACGGTGCTGCCCGCCTTCAGGATGCCGTAGCGCACGAGCTCCAGGATTTCGGCCATCGTCTCGCCGGTGATCTTCGTCATCTCGGCGGGGATGTCATCTTCGTAGAGCAGCTCGACCTTGCTCGAGAACTTGAAGAGGATGCCGTACTGCTGCAGCTGCACGGTGATGTCCTGGAACGCCAGCGTGTTGGCCGTCGGCGTGGCACCTTCGCCCAGCAGGTAGTTGGCAGCGGTCAGGCCCGAGGCGGCCGTGGCCGAGGCGCCACCGGGGGTGCCGACGTAGCGGGTCGAACCTTCGATCGTGGCGCCGGTCGTGCTGGCCAGGATCGGCAGCGTGCGCCGGAACACCAGGGTGTCTGTCTGGTTCTGGGGCATTTCGCGCTGGACGCCAAAGTCACCGAGGACGGTGATCGGCTGGGCATGCGCGAGCATGTCTTGCGCGGCACGGATGAGGTTCCGCGACGCCGCGGTGCTGTAGCCTTGGAGAGACATGGTCTTCTTCCTTGTTCAGTAGGTGAGGCCGGCGCCACGCTTGGTGGCACGCTTGCGCTCGTATTCCCAGAGTTCGGCCGGTGTCATCGTGTCGACGGTCTTTCCCGTCGGCGCCGAGCCACCCGGCCGGGTCGTCACTGCCGCCGCGAGCTTGTCGGTGCGGGCCTTCTGTACGTCGTCGGCGGGAGCCTTCTGGACGGCCTTGTAGGCATCGAGCAACTTGATCGCGTCGCGGCCCTTGGTGCTGTGCGCGAGAGCTTGGAGCTCCGGCGTTTGCATCGGCAGCCACTTCACGAAGTCGGGGGAGTTGATGTCCTCCAACCAGTTCTCGTGCTTTCCTTCGACCTTCGCTTCCTCGACCGCCTTGGTCAGCGCCTCGGGGCTCACACCGGCATACTTCTGCGCGATCCTCTCCACCTCTTCAGGGGCGAGGCCCGGCACTTGCGCCGGCGTGACCCCCGCGATGGACGCGCGAACGAATTCCTCCGTTGCGTCCGCCCAGTCGGGGAACTCCTTCTTCAGGGCGTCCCATTTCTGGGTGTTGCCCTTCGCCGCGTTGATCTGCGCGCTCGACGGGGCGTCCTGCACGGCCTTGGCCGCGTTCTTCGCCACATCGAGTTCACGTTGCATCGCCGCGACTCGCCCTTCGGCGGTCTTCAAGCTCTGCTGGAGCATCGGGAGGACAGCGATCGCGCTTTCCAACTGGTCGACCTTCTCCAGGCGCGCCTTGAGCTCGGGGCTCAGCGATGCGAATGGATCGGTCGCCGGGGCCGGGGTGGGCTCCGGGGCGGGGGTCTCCTTGACCTCGGGTTCGGGTGCCGGCGTGGTCTCCGAGGGCGGCTTGTCACCGGCCTCGCGTTCCTGCTGCACTTCGTCCCAAACGGCTTGCGGATTGCCTTCAGCTGTACCTGCTTCTCCTGCCACTCTCGTACCTCCTAGTACTCGACTGTTTCGGGGCCGGTGGGGCCCCTATCGCTCGGGTGGGCTGGCGCCGACCCTCCTTGCTGTGCCCGGGCTGCCTCTGCAGGCAGGCCAAGCAATTTCTTGATGAAGCGGATCTCGCCTCGGTTGGCTTGCGTCTCGGCCTCGCTGAGCGTCGTTGCGTCGTTGCGCACACGGGCGCTCAGCAACTGCTTGTTCGCCCAGGCTTCGATGTCGCGCCAGGAGGAGCTCGAGAAGTCAATGGCCATGAAAAAAGCCGCTCGATGGCGGCTTCTCCGTGATGATGGTTGCGGGGACTGGATTTGAACCGGTGACCGTCGGCGTATGAAGCCGCTGCTCTGACCTACTGAGCTACCCCGCAATTGAGGTCGCAATGACCCGGCGCGAATGTTAGCACAACTTGCGAGCGCTCACTTCAACCCGTAACCCCGATGTCAGCGCGGTGCAGTGCCATCTGGATCGTGACGGCCGTGCCGGTGGTCAGCGCGGGCCGGATCCAGATCGGCAGATCGCGCGGCGTGTAGATGCCGGCGGCCGCCACCGCGGCCAGGGAGGCGCCGCCCCAGTCGCGCAGTGCGTTCCAACTGGTGCCGCTCGGGGTGTCCGGGTCGTTGCACCCTTGCAGGCCCAGCGAGGTGACCGCGGTGCCGAAGACGTTGAACGAGCTCAGGCTGAAGCGGTCCAGGCGGAAGGGCACGCCGACGTCACCGGTGGTGGGCAGCACCCAGGTGACGACGATGACGGAGCCGGAGGCGCTGACGTCGCGGCTGATGGTGGGGTTGATGCTGGCCATGGATTACTCTCCGGAAGGGTTGGTTGGATCGCCGCCGGCGGCGGTCTCGAAGTGCTTGTCGAGGGCGTGCATGTCTTGCTTCGCCCGCGTCTGGATGGACACCGCCGCCAGTGAGGCGCGGATCTGCTCCAAGCTGATGTTCTCCTTCTGGCTCAGCTTGAGCATCTCGATCTCCCGCTCGATCTGCAGGTTCTCGCGGCGGAACTGCAGGTCGGCCATCGCGACGTCGCGCTTGCTGGACAGCACCTCGCGGTTCATCTCGACCTGCGCCTGGGTGCGGTCCTCGTCGGCCTTGGCGCGCGCCTGGGCGGCCTGGACGCGCGGGTCGGGCTGCTGGTTCGCTTGTGCGGCCTCGAGCGCCTGACGGATCTCGTCGTCCGTGTTCATGATGTCCACGGGGTCCAGGTGCTGCGTCTTCAGCACCCGCTCGTAGAGCTTCTTGGCGTTGATCAGTGGCGCGAACGTCGGGTTCGACGCCAGGGCCAGCATGTTAGTGAGCGACTGGTTCTGGATGTCGCGTATCACCAGGGCGCTGGAACCGAGCGCCACGACATCGAAGTCACCCTTGATCTCGGACTTGTCCGAGTACTCCATGAGGTAGTTGTAGTACCGCCTCATGTGGGGTTTCGTGATCAGGTCATCGAAGACCTTCACGATGCGCTTGAGCATCGTGTTCGCGCTATTCATCAGCAACTGCATGCCGCCGACCGTCTCCGGCGCGGAGCCCTGCTGCGCCTGGGCGATCATGGGCACGGCCGTCTCCTGGTCGGAGAGCTTGTCGGCCATGTTGATGATGTTCTCGAGCTCCGCCTGTCGCGAGGGGAACTCGAAGACCCCGAAGGCCTTGTTCACGTCCTCGACGTCGTCCGAGGCGTACCAGATCTTGCGGCTGGTCAGGGTCCACTGCTTGTCCGCCGGCTGGATCGCGTTCGCCTTGACCACGATCTGCGGGCCAGAGCTCACGCCGGCGTTGTCGAGGATCATCCGCCACGCCGCGTTGATGACCCGCTGCTGCGCACGCATGAGCATCGGCACGCCGTAGCCCCAGACGCTGCCGGGGACGCGCTCCAAGGGCGCCATGTCGTACGGCAGGGCATCGTCGGGCAGCGGATTGAGGTACGCGCGGACGATCGTGCTGTTGATCATCTCCACGCAGGCCGAAATGACCTTCGGGAGCTTCGTCTCGTCGCCGCCGGTGTCTTCCGCGGGCTGCTCGGTCTCCGCGGGGTCGCCCGGGATGTCGATTTTGGCCGCTTCGAGCACATCAGACTGGATTTCGCCCCAGTAGATCCAGTGCTCGTAGACCTGACCCGGCACGAGGTCTCGATCCTCGAGTTCGCCCAGGTGAACCTGCGCTTTTCCGACCTGCGGACCCTCGTTCAGCACGCGGGCGATCTGGCTCTTGATGTAGCCGGGCTGCTTGAGCAGGTCTCGGACCTGTTTCGAGGTGATCTTGTCGTATTCGTAGGCCCCGCGGCCGTTTTGCACGTGCTCACCACACAACGGGTCGGGGAAAAAGCAGCGGGGATCTATCCGGAACGAGGCAGGCTTCAGTTCCGCCTGGATTTCGAGGCTCCAGATCTGCCTTCCGGAGGTGTCGGTGACGCAATTCCAGGCGCGTCGCACGCGATTCACGACGACGGGGCCCTTGATGACCCCCGTACCGAGCAAAGCTTGGTCGAAAATGACCTTCCGGGCCTCCGCGTTGTAGTCGCACTCGGAGAGGCAGTCTTCGATCTCCTTTTGCATCGCGTCGCCGCGCTTGCGCGCCTCGGCGTACTCCGACATCAGCTTCTGCGTGGCCGCATCGATGGGCTTGAGCTGCGCCGGGGGCTGCGCGGCAGCCTGCGGGCCCGCTGGAGCGCCCGGGCCGGCTGACATCGCGCCGGCGCCAGCCATGTCCGCGCCTCCTGGGGCGCCGGTGGGCTGGGCTCCCGGCTGCGCGGGCGCTGCGGCGCCCTGGTTCGCGTCGAACGGGGAGGGCGGCGCCTGGACGAAGTTGGGGAGGCGCGGCAGCGGGCTGGGCCCGACGCTGAAATTCGGTTCGTCGGTCGGCAGCGCGACGTCACAGACACGCGCGGCCATCGCGTTGGTCTTCTGCCGGGTGACCTGGACGAAGACCGTCGAGCGGGTGGTGGCCGCGCCGTGTTTCGTGATCGGGTAGCCCTGCTGGACGCTGTCCATCATGGCCGCGCCGAGCTTGTTGGCCGCGTCCTTCCCATTGAATTGGTCAACGTCCTCGGCCCAGCGGGCGTCGTGGCCCTGCGCGGCGCGCGCGGTGATCCATTCGTCTCGTTGGCTGGCCAGCGCGGCGCTGATGATCTGCAGCTTGTCCAGCGCAGCGGCCTCGCCCCCGGCTTCGCCGGGGTCCAGGTCTTGCTCCGGACTCGGGTTCCCATCAGTCGGTTCGAGGATCGCTGCCGGAGAGGGGAAGTCGCTGCTTTTCTTGGCCATGGGTAGGTGTGCTTTCGTGCGCTAACTCAGTCAGGCATGCTCGGCCAGTGGCGGTTGCCCTTGGCCATGTTGTCGCTGGCCAGGAGAACGGTCAGGTTGTCCTGCACGTGCAAGCCGCAGACGAGCTTGCTGCGCAGGGGGACGATGTGATCGACGTGGCAGTCGATGCCGGCGTCGCGGTAGATGCGTGCGAGGCTGTAGAAGTCACGCATCAACGGTTTGTCCGCCCAAGAAAGAACGATCCGCTGCGCACGACGACGTTGAACTTCTGCCTCTCGCCTCTTGTCTACGTTCGCCTCTCGGTACACCGCCTGCGTCTTGTGCCTCTCGCCGCGCGTCGCGTGGTACCACTGCCGAACCGCCGCCTTGCGTCCTTCAAGGTGAGACTCGTAGTACTTTTTCGAGGCCGCCTTGACCTTCCCCGGGTTGGCCGATTGCCACTTCCTGACTTTGGCTATCCGTCTTTCCCTATCTTTTGCGTAGCGAGCCCTCTCCGCGGCCCTCCGTTCTTCCAGGGTTTGCGCCATCCGCTCTCCATCGGCGGACGCCCCGCTGGGCGTACGCGGGGTTGTAGGTGCCGGGAGTCCCTCTTTCAGCCGCCCGGCGGCGACTGCACCACGAGCTCGGGACCGCTCGCCAGGAGGCCTGGAGCGCGGGGATCAGCCGCGCGTGTTCGAGTTAGGCGGCAGCGCGGACCACCGCGGCGGCCAGGGTGTCGGTCGCCGCCTTGATGCCGGAGACCACCGCGTCGAGGTCGGTGGCGGTCGCAGCGCTGGTCGCGTGCGCGGCCTTCAGCGTGTCGATCGCAGCGCCGGCAGCGGAGACTTGATCGGAGAGGGCGGAGAGAGCGGAGGTGACGTCGGTGAGTGCGGCCATGATGTGTCCCATTTGGTTGTGAAGGCCGCGCCAGGGGGTCGCCCAGGACAGCAGCCGGTGAAGGAAAGCGGCCACCTCAGTAGCCGATCGTCTCGTCGAGAACGCCGAACGAGAGGACAGGCCCCACGTTCTGCTGCTTGCTGGGCCAGGGCGTGTCGAGCTTCGGCTCGGAGATCCGCGCCAGGGCGTCCAGCATGTCGTCGTGCCTGCCCACCGGGAAGGCCAGGAACTCTTCTTCGATGAAGTGCTGCACCAGATCGCGCGGCTTCCCCGAGTGGTCCGTGTACTGGTGCTCATGCGGCAGCCAGATGCGGCCGGTCTGGAACAGCGGGATCAGTCGGCGGATGCGGTCCTCTTTCGAGACTGCCCCGCCGACCTCGGTGATGCTGAAGCGGTACGACCGCTTGTCCATTTCCGCCTTGATGTGCTCGATGTCCGCCTGCATGCCGTACTGCTCGTACCGCACTTGGCCCGGCTTCCACTTCCGGTGCAGCCTGAAGACCGCCTCGGTGCGCTCGGTCAGGTTGAGCCGGTCGCGCACGATGTCGAGCACGTAGTAGTTCTCGTCGGTGCCCAGGCCCAGCACCCATATCGAGGTGAAGTCGTTCTGCTTGTTCTTGCGCTTGCCCGAGGACGGGTCAACCAGCATCACCCGGAACATGCCCTGGTGGTTCACGGATGAGTAGTAGTTCAGCCACTGCCGCTTGAACTCGGCGCCAGTGCCGGCGCGCGGCCGCTGCATGTACAGCGCTTCCCAGTCCCGCGGGGGTAGGGTCGCCTTGATCTTCAGGAGCCGCTCGTACGGGAAGTCCTCGGGCCACAGGGCCGACGGATTCTCCGACTCCTCGTCTTGGATCGCCGGCAGGTCCAGCGTCTCCCAGCCTTCGTGCGTGTGCTCCTTCAGCACCCAGCCGGCGAGGTCATCCTCGTGCCAGCGCGTCTGGATGATCACGATCGCGCCCTCGCCCATAAGGCGGGTGTAGGCGACGCTGGTGTACCAGTCCTTCAGCTTCTGCCGGATGGCGTCGGAGTCCGCCGCCTCTCGGTCCTTGATGGGGTCATCGATCAGCACGAGGTGGCCGCCCTTGCCGGTCACCGAGCCGCCGATACCCGCGGCGATGTAGACCCCCTCCGCGGTGGTCGTGAACTTGTCGACGGCCTGACTGTCGTCGGACAGGACGGCGCCGGGGAAGAGGACGTTGTAGAGCTCGTCCTTCAGCTGGTTCCGGACCTTCCGGCCGAACCCGTCAACGAGGTCTTGCGAGTAGCTCGCGTGGATGATCTGCCTGGACGGGTGCTGGCCCAGGTACCAAGCGGGGAAGAACTCCGAGGCCAGCATGCTCTTGCCGTGCCTGGGCGGCATCGTGATGATCAGCCGCTTGCACGTACCGTTCGCCACCCGCTGCAGCGCATCGGCCAGCTTGCGGTGATGCCAGCCCGGCCGGTAGCCCGGGCACATGGCGAGCGCGTACGCGATGAGGGACTTGCAGCACAGCGGGATGAGTTCCCGCTTGTCCATCAGTAGCCCAGGTCGGACGCTGTACCGTCGCCGCAGGTCAGCGTGTAGGGCGGATTGAAGTCTTCGCCCGGGCCGCTCGGGCGCACCCAACGCGGCGGCGTCTGCCGTGGCGCGCGGTACCAGCCCTGGCTGCGCTCGAGCTCGGAGATCCGCTGCTCCGCCGCGTTGATGCGCGCCAGGAGCTCGAGGAGCGTCGGAGCCGAGGGGGTCTGCTGGGGCGTCTGGCCCGGCAGGTAGCCATCGAACACCGGCTGCGACACATGGGCCTGCGCGTTGATCACTTGGCCTCCCCTTGGCTCAGCAGCAGGAACTCTTCGGCGATCTTCCGAGCCTGCTCGTTGGTCACATCGAATGTGCCCACGGCGACCTTGGCCTTGACCTCGATCGACTTCAGCTTCGGCTGCGTGTACTGCAGCAGGTCGCTGAGCACCCTGGCGCGCGTGTCCGCGTCCAGCATCGAGTCCATCGGCTGGCCCTCGTCATCGACGGGGCAGAGGATGTCGATGATCGCCTCGGTGGGGTCCAGGCCTCGCTCAGCGAGCACCTCGGACACCGCCTTGAGGTTGATGCGCCCCGGCTTGCGGGACGTGCGGTTGCGCGGGATACGCGGCTTCTCAGGCTCCGCCCGCTGGCTTGCGATCGCAGCCATGGTGCTCGGAGGCGAACCGGGTACCCGGCTCATCTCAGATCTTGCCCTTCAGCGCGCCGCTGCCGGAGAAGCCGCGGACGGACGCGCCGGGGGCCGGTAGCGCCTTGTCCAGTTGGCCGCCGACGGCGTTGATGGTCGAGCCGTGCGCCTTGCCGGAGCCGAAGCCCTTCACGGATGTGTCGGTGTTCGACGGGCCCGTGCCGGTGCTGGGCGCGGTCGGGGCCGAGTGGCCGGAGCCAACGCTGACTTTCGAGGACAAGGTTTTCGACATGGGTTCTCCTACTTGCGGTAGCCCGACGCATCGCGCGTCGCAGCTTCCTGGTTCCAGGCCGACTTCATGGCCTGGGGGTCTTGGGCCGGCGCCGGAGCACCGTTCGCGTTTGCATCGGGGGGCGCTTCGCCTTCGCTGGCTTCGTCGGCGCCACCATCTGCGGCGTCTTCACCTTCGTCGGCTTCCGAGGACAGCCACTGCTGCACCAGCTGCGTGACTTCGTCGGCGCTGCTCACCGACTGGTCGATCGCCGGGTCGGTGCTGCCGGCTTCGCCCGCGGGCTCGGTCTCCTTCACGTGGAAGGTGCCGTCGGGCAGCATCGTGATGAGCAGCGATTCGTTGGCCATGTGGTGAGTCCAGAAAAAAGGGCGCCGGTGTGAGCGGCGCCCCGAAGGCTTGATTGGAGATCTCGGTCCTCCGAGAACGGAGTAACCCGACCCAGAGTGTAAGCCACACTGCCCCTCTGCAGGGGGGCAAAGTGGCGAAAAGTTGTGGCTTTTTTTCCACAGAGATGGGGTGCCACTTACTGCGGCTGTCCAAAAGCGGGGCCGGGGGGTCTAACACAGGCAGCCGAAACGGCTACAGAAATCGACCTATTCCTGACTTCCCAGGAACAAACCTAGGAGCGCGCAGTCTGCCATCGGCCTATTCCTGACCCCTCAGGAACAGGTCCATGAGCGCGCGGTCTGTCGTTGAATTCAGCTGCGCCTGCACGCGCGCTCCTGGGATGCCCCCCTGGGTTCGCGCCGTCCCCCTCTGAAACAGGCCCCAAAAACCTGGCCAAACGCGCGCGTCAACGCGTGTGTCGCGCCCAGGCGCAACAACGCGCGCAAGTGCTGAGCGACGCCTAGACTAGGCGACACTTGCGCCATACAGAACAACGGGTTGCGCATGCATGCGACGATGCCGCTACATCCCGCGGCGCTCGAGTCGCGCGCTCGCGCGCATCACGCGTCTGGATGGGATCACATGGCGCGCCTGGATGGGATCACATGGCGCGCCTGTCGCGCGGCGCATCTGGTCAACCCGTCGACGCATGGGGGGCGCATGGCGCCGAACCGCCGATTGACAGGTTCGCGACAGGTTCAAGCGTCCTTGACGGGTTCGAAGGGTCCGATTGTCGCGAGATCGGCCATCGGACGACAATCGATTAGGGTTTGTCCCTACGGTAGGCCCGGCTTACCCGCCGATACTCCAGTCATGCCGCGACGTTTGCGGCGCTAACCCGGAGATACCTAGATGCGAGTCATCCCCCTTATCCCGATGTCGAAGGCCGTCGCGGCCGTTGTCCATGGCGGACTGACACAGACAACGAAAATGCCATGCAAGAGCTACAGTCTGCCCACGGCCGCATGCCAGACCGGCGCCCGCATGGCGCAGATTGAGGGCTCAATCTGCAGTGTCTGCTACGCAGACAAGGGCAACTATCGCAAGTATGCGAACAACATCGAACCCGCGCAACATGCGCGACTTGTGAGCCTGGAAGATCCCGCATGGGTCTCCGCCATGGTGGCCAGCATTGGCGCCGATTCTCACTTTCGCTGGCATGACTCCGGAGACCTGCAGTCGGTCGACCATCTCCGCCTTATCGCACTGGTGTGCGAAGCAACGCCGAACTGTGCCCATTGGCTCCCCACGCGGGAATACAGCATGGTCAAGGACTACGTCACGCAGTTCGGCGCGCTGCCCTCGAACCTTGTCGTTCGGCTGTCGGCCATGTACCCCGACAAGCCTGTTGTCATCCCCTTGAGCCTGCAGGGCGTGGCAGGCATCGCCGCGTCTAACGTGCACCAGCACTCGGGCCCCGTCGGTGAGCCCTGCATGGCTCCGAGCCAAAAGGGCGAATGTCGCGACTGCCGTGCATGCTGGCAGCGCAGCGGGACCGTGAGCTACAGCATGCATTGAAGGGTGAGCGCCCGTAAGGGCGCCTGTCCGCTGCTGCATGGCCTGCGCCATGCAAGAGCGCCAGCAATCCCGCTGCCGCTGAACCTGGAGATTTTGACCATGAAATGCCGCCGCCTTGGGCCCGCAAAGCCTGCCCCGGATCCCCTCAACCTCGCGACGTTCCTGCCCGATTACGAGCCCATCGAGGGCAACGAACTGCTGGTGTCCGTGACCTTGACGAACGGTGTCTGCTTCCTGGGTACCCTGGAGGAGATCAACCCCAATGAGACCGCGACCCTCCTGCAAGTGGGCAGCCGGCACTGGGTCACGTTCCGTGTGTCCGATGTCGTCAGTGTCGCCTGGGCATCCGGCTACATCTAAGGGTTTGTCCCTACGGTGAGCCGCAGACAGCGCGGCTAACCTTCATCCTGTTCCCCCCACCACCTGAAACCTGGAGATTCTGAAATGACCACGACCCTCATGCAAGCCTCAACCCAATGGGCCACACGTCCGGACGAGCAGCGCTTCACGTCGCTGCCCGCGATGTTCCAGAAAATGAAGTTCGAACGCGACCACTCCCGCGCCACCGTCGTCTCGTCGCGTTCCATCCGCGTGATGCCGACCGACGACGCGCGCGGTCTGGTGCTGGAGGGCAAGGCGGGCAACCCGTTCGCCCCCACCCACTACAGCTTCGGGCAGCTCGCCTCCCTCGTCCAGGCGCCCGCCGCCTACCTGCGCCGTCTGCCGTCGCCCCTGGCTGCGGACTGCCTGAACCTGGGTCTGCAGGTCGAGCGTGGGCCCGAGGACATCGGCGTGCTGCTGTACGCGAACGGCACGCAAGAGCTGCGCGCTGCCACCGGCCCGAACTATGGTCGCATCTGGAACTCCGACGTGGTCGATGCCCTGATGCGCCGGTTCGGCGACGGTGTCGATGGTGACTGGAAGGTCCCCGGTGAATTCGGCCAGGACGTCGTCGTGACGAAGAAGAACACCACCCTGTTCGCGTCTGATCGTGACATGTTCGTCTTCCTGGCCGACGAGAAGAACCGCATCAGCATCCCGAACCGTCGCGACGGCAAGAGCGGCACCCTGGCGCGCGGCTTCTTCATGTGGAACAGCGAGGTCGGTGACAAGACCTTCGGCATCAAGACGTTCCTCTTCGACTACGCGTGCTGCAACCGCATCGTGTGGGGCGCGCAAGATCTGGGCGAGATCCGCATCCGCCACACCGCGTCGGCGCCCGACAAGTTCCTCGAACAGATCACCCCTGTGCTGGACGATTACGCGAACGCGTCGTCGGGCAAGGTGGTGTCGGTCATCGAACGCGCCCAGGCTGCCAAGGTCGACAAAATGGCCGAGTTCCTGGCCACCCGGTTCGGCACGCGCATGGCGCCGAAGATCCAGGCCGCTCACATGGCCGACGAGGGTCGCCCCGCCGAGACCCTGTGGGACGTCGTGACCGCTGTCACGGCGCACGCCCGCAGCATCCCCTTCCAGGCCGAGCGCATCGAGCTGGAAACCCTGGCCGGCAACATCCTCGAACTGGCCTGATCAACGTCCGCCCCTCGCGTAAGCGGGGGGCAGTGCAACTCACTGGAGAATGACATGGGCAACACCAAGTACGAATTCGTGCCCGGCGACGAAATCACCATCGCGCCGGGTCGCACGGTCAAGCGCATCCGAGCCCTCGTCGCCATCGCTGCCTTCGGCGTCTCGGTCGGAGATCTGGGCGGCTACGTCGAGGCTGAGGCCAGCCTGTCGGTCTACGACAACGCCTGGGTCTACGACAACGCCCAGGTCTACGGCGACGCCCAGGTCTACGGCGACGCCCAGGTCTACGACAACGCCCAGGTCTACGGCAACGCCTGGGTCTACGACAACGCCCAGGTCTACGGCGACGCCCAGGTCTACGGCGACGCCCAGGTCTACGGCGACGCCCAGGTCTACGGCGACGCCCGGGTCGACGACAACGCCCAGGTCTACGGCAACGCCCAGGTCTACGACAACGCCCGGGTCGGCAACGCCCGGGTCGACGGCAACGCCTGGGTCTACGACAACGCCCAGGTCTACGGCGACGCCCAGGTCTACGGCGACGCCCAGGTCTACGGCGACGCCCGGGTCTACGGCAACGCATCGCAAACGCCGATCTTCATCGGCGGCCTGACCTGGGGCGTGACGATCACCGACACCCAGATGTCCATCGGATGCCAGGACCATTCGCTCATCGAGTGGGAAGCCTTCGACGACGCCGCCATCGCTGCGATGGACGGTCGCGAGGCGCTGCGCTTCTGGCGCGCCCACAAGGAACTGATCCTGGGTATCGCGCGCGCCAACGGGCGCATACACGTTTCGACCGGCGGCTGACATGGCACGCAACAGACGAATCCTGGCCGCCCCGAACGACCGTGACTGGCACCTGTTCCTCGTGCAGGACGGGGTCAAGTCGATGCTGATCAGCGCCGAGTCTGGGTGCATCGAGAAGGCCGAAGAACTGGTTGTCGCAGCCGCCAATGACGAGTGCGACATGGACTTCCACACCATCAACGCCCGCTACCTGGGCATCGCTGCGGATGGCGACATCTGCGAGGAGATCTGAAATGACCACCGAACGACAAGGCTCCTTTGAGACCGACCTGGGTGACGAAGACCTCACCGAGGCGATCAACGTGTTCGCGCAGCACGAGGGCTGGGGCATCTTCAACGGCACCGAGCTGCAGCGCGACGACGAGCTGAACATCTTCGCCAACGACGACGATGCCCTGGCCTTCGTGAAGCGCTTGGCCGATGCGGGCAGCGTCCTGCACCAGCACGCGATTGAACTGACGCAGGAGAACCTGTCATGAAGTACAGCATCACCATCACCCAGGTCGAAGCCCGCACCTGGGTCATCGACGCCGACGACGAGGCGCAAGCCATCGCGATGGCCGAGATCTGGAACGAAGAGCGCACCGGCGATTGCCCCGCCGGCTGCCTCAAGTACACCTACACGTTCGACTCCGAGACCGAAGTGGAAGGGGGCTGAGCCATGGCCGACACCATCACCGAGAGCCGGCGGCGCGCTGCGCTGCAGGCCGCCCAGGACAACTGGAACGAGCGCATCTGGGGACAGCAGCGCGAGTACGTGGCCTGTGTCGTGCCCCAGAGGGGCGGCACCGAGAGTGTGACCATCACGGCCAACAGCTGGCAGGCGGCAGTCGAAGCGCTGCTGCGCCTGGGCTACTACAGCGTGAGGAGCATCACATGACCCCAAGCACCAGACCTGTGACTCGCCTGTCGTCCGCCTTCGTGCGCGACAAGGGGCTGCGTCAACTCATCATCACCGTCGTCGACAGCTACGTCGAGATCCGCTGCAAGGGTCTCAGGTCGCGCGAGACGATGGACATCAGCGCCATCTACGGCATGGCCCTCAAGTCGAGGATGGCCATGGAGAAGGCCCAACGCAAGGCTGCCCGCAAGGGTAAGGGGAAGTGAGCATGGCTACCAAGCTCGGACGAATGTTGGCGGAGACCTTCCGCCCTCCCGCTGCACGCAAGCCCGATACGCAGCGCAAGGCGCGCGAGGAGACAAAGCGCCTCGCTGCCCTGGTCGGCTGCGACATCGAAAAGTGCGGCGGAGGCTGGAACGTGTGGCCGCCGAAAGCAGACTCGCGCGGCCAGCCCCACCCAGGCACGGTGACCGACCCCTTCGAGGGAGACCACTACGCGCAGGACTGGGAGGAAGCCCTGGTCATCGCGTCCCACTACGCAAAGGCGGGGGGTTTCAAATGACCCGCATCTTGATCGTCGGTTTGACGCAACGCCAGCACGCGGATGTGAAGCGTGAGTTCGACAATGTATTCGACCTGCGCTTCAGTGCCCAGGACGACACACCCATGCACGCGATGCGCAGCCTTGCCGGGTGCGAACGGGTGCTAGCCATGGTCGAGTACATCGACCACAAACGCTTCATTCCGCTCAAGGCCAGCGGCGTTCCGCTGCAGTGCGTGAAGGGGTCCACTTCCGCGCTGCGCCGGGAACTGCGGGCGCTGGCGGGGCAAGGAGCAGCGGCATGACCCTCATCCCCAAGCCGGCCCGGTCGATCAAGGCCTGCGACGTCGAGGTGACGTTCGTCCGCCCTGCCGGCGGAGATCGCGGCGGCCCCCCGCTGCGCGTCTACGCACGCGACGCGAATGAGGCGTTGCGGCTCGCGCGTACCGAGATGCGCGACCGTGGCTACGACAGGCACGATGGTCCGATCCACTACCGTGCCCGGAGGGCTCCCGATGAAGACTGAGCAAGCGCCCATCTGCGCCCCAGGGGTACAGGAGCACAGCCTATGTGGGCTGGCCCCCGACGCGTACGAATCGGGGGACTGGGATCGCCCCGTTGTCTTCGCCGAGGCAGGTCAGCATGTGACCTGCGAGCAGTGCCGGGCGACCCTCACCTACGCCCGCAAGAACTTCTCCCGCTGGGTGTACCGGCCTACCCCTGCCTGAGTTTCTTCGAGATCTCGCGCGCGGCCTCGCGTTGCTGCTCCTGCAGCCACTCGTGCAGGTCGTGCGCGGCAGGGCCCCACGCCTTGGGCTTCTTGCCCGTGCCGTGGCAGGCGGGGCAGGGCCGGTCGCTCAGCGTGGGTGTGCCGGCGATGTGTTCGAACATCTGGCCATGGCAGGTAGGGCAGATGGGGCTGTGCATCCAGGTCAGCACCTCGGCGGCCACGTGCAGCGGGTCGGAGGTGAAGCCCCGCCACAGCAGGCGCGCGACGCAGCCATCGAAGGCGGTCTTGCCTGACGTGCGGTCGGACAGTTCGACATAGCGCCAGACCGCCAGGGCCACACCGTAGCGCTGGCCCGCCATGCCACAGGCGCGCAGCCAGTCGACGTCAGCCATGCCCTCGTGCGCCTCACTCAGGTCGCTGCTCTGCTCAGCCAACAGCAAGCTCTGCATCAGGTGGTCTCCCCGCGCCGGCGCGCTGAGTCGCGGCGCGCATGCCAGTCGGCGCTGCAGTCCTCGTCGCAGAAGCGCTTGGCCGGCGGCTCGATCGCCTCGTCGCAGTTGAGACAGACGCCCGTCGGCAGCATGAGTGGTCGCGTCGCGTTGCGAATGGCATAGCCGAGGAATCGCTCCTCGTGGTCGCCAGCTTGATCTGCTTCATCCATGGGCAGGCATGCTAACACGCGCTAACCCAGGCGCCCGCAGCTTGATCGCATCGAGCAGCACCTCCTGCTCCTCCACCTTGTCGGGCAGCACCTTGCCAGCCACGTACTCCTCGATGGTGTCCTCCGCCAGGATCTGGTGCAGGGTCACACGGTCAGCCGTGCTGCCATCGCGGTGCAGCCGCTTGTTGAACTGCCCCCAGTGCCGGGCGTTGTACGTCGCCCCGTACCAGACGGCCGTGCTGCTGACCTGCTGCAGCCCGTCCAGCCCTTCCGCGTTCTCGGGGTGCATGCACAGTAGGCTGACCTCGCCGCGCCGGAAGCGATCCAGGGCGCCGGGGTCGTTGACGTGCACCGCGCCCTTGAAGCGCGACTTGATGCGCTCCCAGTCGTGCTGGAAGTTGTAGGCCAGGAGGATTGGCCCGTCGACCGACTCGCGGATCTCGTGCAGCCGCAGCAGCTTGGCGTCGTGTACCACCCGGACCTTCTTGGACCCGTCGTAGACCGCACCATTGGCGATTTGGCGCAGTTTTCCGACCGCCACGCCCTGACTGGGCGCCAGGATCTCTGCGTCGCCGATTTGGGCCACCAGATCGCGTTCCAGGGTGTCGTACAACTCTCGCGCTGCCGGGGGCAGGGTCACGCGCACCGGGTTGACCAGGAGCGGGGGCAGCTGCAGGTAGTCCTCGGACTTGAGGGACACGCAGAGTTCGCCGACCAGGGTCGTGATCAGGTCCGCCGCACCGGGTGCGAGATTCCACTTCCAGACGGCGCCGTTGGGTCCGCGCTTGCCGGGGACGCAGAAGCGCTCGTAGAACTCGGTCTTGGAGTCGCCCAGGCGCCGGCCGCCATCGAGCAGACGCATCTGGCCGTGGAGCTGCTCGACGCCGTTGGGCCTGGGCATGCCGCTCAGCTCGATGATGCGGTTGACGCGCTTCAGCCGGTGCGCCACCTGGAAGACGGCCTTGTGCCGCTCGGACGTGGAGGACTGGGCGAACAGGCTCTCGTCGAGGATCATGCCATCGTAGGGCCAGTTGGCGCCCCAGGCGCGCACCAGCCAGGGCAGGAAGTCCCAGGACACGATGTGCACGGTCTCTGGCATGCCCTTGAGCGCCCGCTTGACCTCGGCCTTGTCCTCGCGGCCTCCGAAGGTGAGGCCGACCTTGCGGTTGACGATCTCGCCATCGTCGAGCTCTACGACTTTGGTCTCCGCCTTGAGGTTGAAGTCTTTGGCTCCGACGTGGCGCCAGGACAGGCCGGCGAACTGCCGGAAGTGCTTGAAGCAGCGCGGCCAGACGTCGGCGGCGACCAGCCGGGGGGCGACGATCAGCCAGCGTTCGGTGTCCAGCCGGTCGTAGAGGCTCTCCATCAGTACCACAGAAGCCGTGGGAGTTTTTCCCGTTCCCATGTCAGCTGCCAACAGGCAGTTCGGGTGCTCATGGGCGAACGCGCGCATGCCGTCTTGGTAGGGCCGGAGGATTAGCTCAGCCACCCGACGACACCCTGGTGAACTTTTCCGCCTGGGGGCGAGACCACAGCTCTTTCGCGCGCCACAACGCCATGGGACCCAAGGGGGTATCGACAAACACGCTCCTGCGGGTGTTCTTCATCTGGTCCGCACGGGTCGCCCACACGACGTTGCTAGGGCCATAGCCGAGGTCGTTGTCAGTTCGTTCCAAAGTCAGCCCCGGAGCCCACGTAGGCAGCATGTCTCGCAGGAACGCGTCGAACTCCAGCCACTCGGGGCAGACGGTGATGCCCCTCCCTCCGTAGTCCTTCCATGCTTTCGCGCGTGGGTTGCCGCACCGATCTTTCATCGACGCCCAGGTCTTGTACAGCTTGGTGCGCGACCACCCGTGGGACTCTCTCCCCTGCACTAGGGTCTCTTGCCCTCGACAACCGCAGGAGATGGTCACGCCACGACGAAGATTGTCACCGCGCACCGACTTCGTCTTTCCACACTCACACAGGCACTCCCAGAAAGCCCCGTGGCCGTGCCTCGTGTCATCCAACGACAAGACCACCAGCCGGCCGAACCGCGATCCTGTCATCGTTGTTTCCCGGGGACCAGGGCGATTACCCATTGACTTTCCTTTCGAGATGACTGTCGAGTTAAAGGTAAGTGTAGCACACCTCTGCTAACTCAGTGGACACGCAATCTCCTCATGAAATCCGCCACGCCTTGCAGGTCGTCGGTCCAGTCGGCCAGGAAGCCCAACCCTGACAGCGCCCTGATGCGTGAGTGCTGAAGCGGCGTCGGCTCTTTGCCTGGGCGCTTGAGTTCGAGGAACCCGATCCTTCGATCCGGCAGCAGCACCATGCGATCCGGCCACCCGTGGATCCCCCACTTCTCGCAGACCCCGCCTGCTGCGCCGGCCCGTTCCTGCAAGAACCCCTCGACTGTCAGTTCTTTCATCTCTCTGATCACTCCTGATCCATATCGGTCTACCTATCTATACCGGTCAAAGATGGATTGCCAACTCTATATACCCCCTTCTCTCGTAGTTACATGTACTTACATATATACAATATACCTACCTCCCATATACATGAATAAACATGGTTATGATGGTTATGATAGATATAGATGAATGAAATCAACGGGTTAGGCATAGCCGTCACCTCCTCCTCACCCCTCAACCAACGGTTTGCTTGCCGGTGTCGTCGTCGTCGAGCTCATCGAGCTCCAGCTCCTGGCGCAGCATCGGCACCAGTCGCAGCTTGCCCAGGCCCCACTTCTGGACCGGCTTCATGCCGCTGATCCGGGTGATCGCGTGCCCCATCGAGAGGCTGTCGCTGGCCGTCAACTTGACTCCGATCAAGGCCGCGATCTGCTGGGATGAGCGTTTCACCCACGTCACGGCGCTGTCGCCGGCCGCCGCGCGGTCCCACGGGAACCTGTCGATCAGGGCCTGCTCGACCGGACTGACGACCCGGTGCTTCTCGTTGACGGCCTCGACCTGGGCCATCTCGTCCTGCTCCAGCCAGTGCGCCTCGCCGCCCTCCCAGGCCGTGTACATCTCGGCCCAGAGCTGCTGCATGTCGACGTCGTGGTCGGGGTTCACGGCCGTCAGGGACAGACTCCAGAACCGGGTATTCCCTGTGTTGTCGACGAGGTACTCCTCGTTGTTGACGGACGCTGTCCACACGGTGCGACGCTGGAACTTGGAGTTCGCGGCGGCATAGGGCAGCCGCAGGGTGTCCTCCCGGTCGGCGATGAACGCCTTCAGCGCGCCGATGTGGTTCTTGCTCAGCGTGTTGTCCAGCTCCCCCAGCTCAGCGATCCAGTGCGTGATGCAGGCGGTGATGCTGTCCTTGTTGTGCGGATCCAACGGGCGCCCCATGATCACGAACTCGTCGTGCCCTTTGCACAGACGCTCGAACCACCTGGATTTGCCCATGTACTGCGGGCCCTGGAAGACCAACACCCCGCGGGTCTGAATCGGCCGGCGGGAGCAGGCGGCGGCCACGGCCTGGATCAGCCACTTCCGGAGCATCATCCGCGCCACCGCAACCTTGGACTCGGGGGCCAGAGTCAGCGTTGCCAACAGCGCATCGAGGCGGCTGGCGCCGTCCCACTCGGCGCTGGTGATCCACTCCTGCACCGGGTTGTAGGTGTTGCGCCCAGCGATCGAGGTGACGTAGCCCTTGATCTGACCTGGGTTGTGCGGCATCCGAGCGCGCGCTGCGAGACTGATGAGCCCGGCAAAGGTGGCGTTCGCCCGGTTCTCGGGGTCGAGGTCGCTCTCGGGCAGGCCTTGGATTTCCTGGTCCTTGGTGATCTCGTTGTAGCGCAGGGTCACGCTGTTCTGGGCGCAGAGCGCCTCCAGGTTCTGGATGGTGCCCAGCACCTCGCCGTCCGGTCCCAGGTCTGGGAAGGCAACGGAGACGTCCGCTGCCGCGGGCTTGAGCCACTTGGCGATGACGGGCTTCGGGAGCGGCTTGCCCGTGCCGGTGAGCTCCTTGCTCTTCTCCCAGATGTGCTGGGCGATCACGGCGCGGTCGGCCTCGTCGAGTGACTTGGCCTTGGCGATGCGCCGGCCGAGGTCGTGCTGCAGCTTCTCGCGGTCGGGGCACTTGGCGATGAGCGCCAGGAGGTTGGTCATCAGGCGCGCCTTGTCGGGCACCGCGTCGGGGTCGTCTTCAGGGGGCTCGGTGGCGGCCAGGGCCTTCTCGGCCTTGGCGTCGGCGTGGGCTTCCTTGCGGTCGACTGCGCGCTCTCGCCCTGCGGGCGTGCGCTCGTCGAGCTCCGCCTGCACTTCCGGCTGCGCCAGCGCCCAGGCCACGGTGGCCTTGTAGCTGGGGAGGGCGGCCACGTCGAGGTCGCGGGCATCCTCATCGATGTCGTCATCGAGGTGGCCGTAAATGTGGTGGCGGACGAAGTCGAAGAGGGGCGCCGCGTGACTGACGGGGGCTGTGCTGTGGGAGTTGAACAGGTGGGTTGAGCTGTCGGTGACCCTCACCCCGTCGGCCGCTCCGCCGCCGCCCAGCCACGTGAGCCGTTCGGGTTTGCTGCCCTCGGCGAACTGGTCGGGGAACAGATCAACGATGCGCTCCGGCGAGAACGCGCGCGCCACAGCGCCGACCACGCCGCTCTTGTTGCGGGGGTCCACCAAGGTCTTTCGCTTGGCGTGCCCAGTAGCACGTACCCCACCGGCGGGGGTGGGCATGCTGTCCGGTATCTCGACCTCATCGCCCATTACGCCACGCACGAGCAGTAGGCGTTCGGCAACGCTGGGGCAGCCCGGGGGGAGGGGCGCGTCGCGGCGTCCGACATGCACAGGCACCGCGGTGTAGTTGACCTGCACCACCCGATGTACCGTGGCGTCCGCCTGGGGGATCCACTTTTTCGCCCAGGCTTCTGCGTCTTGGCATGTGAGTGGTGACTTGAGCCAGAACCAGAGATGCGCCCGCACCCCCACTTTGCTCGGGTGACCGTGGCTGCCGCTCCACTGCCGAACGTAGCTCACGTCATGGAAGCACTCGGGGAGCCCCGCCACGAACTCCTCGACGGTGCCCGCCCAGTTGTCGACGTCCAGCATCATCAAGTGGCTGGGGGCGTCGTGGAAGTGGTCGAGGTCGCGCGGCGTGGGGCTGCGGATCTCCTTGTTCGGGGCGCCGCGGATGATGCAGCACTCTGGTTCCAACTGGATCTTGCGCAGCAGTTGGTGTAGCCCCGACAGGTTCACGACAGGATGCTGGGCGAACGTGAATTGCTTGGCGTTGTCGTAGGCCGCGATGGTTCCGTCGGCCAGCCAGCGTTTCGCCAGGAGAGGGCCCAGGGTTCTGAGGACGGTGACTTTTTGCATGGTTTTTTCTGGTCAGTGCAGCGATCCACGCCTAACGGCGACGCGCGTGCAGAGGTCGATGAAGTCGCGTTGAGTGAGCGCCCGCTTCGCCATATTGCAGGGACTGCAGCAGGACACCACGTTGTCTTCCGTGTACCCGCGTGCGCTGTCTACCCGGTCGACCCCGTTGCAAACGAGGTTCCAGTGAGCCTTTTTCGGCTCTTGCTTCCTCGGCTGTGGGGGCGCCCCGCAGTACCAGCAGGAGCCCTCTGCGAGGCCCCGGAATACGTCAGAAGACAGCGCCCAGTCCAACCCCCGGGTAAAGGCGCCTCTTCGATATTCGGATTCCAGCGAATTCAACCCTGCGAGAGGGTCACGCTTGGTGGGACGGATCCTCCGCCGGAGCTCCAGGCAGAGGCATCCACAACTACGGGTTTTGCCTGATCGGAGATGCCCGTAGTACACGGCCTTGCGTTGACCACACTCACACAAGCAACCGTAGAGTGACTTGCGGTGCCGGGCCCCCAGAAGAACCTCGGCGGTCAGTCTCCCGAACCTCATCCCGGTCAGGTCCAGCTTTGGGGTGGTCGGGGTCAGATCGGGAGGGCACCCGAGGTAGATGGAAGGGATCTGTGCTTCTGACATCGGTGCGGGGGCCTCGCGCGTGAGGAGAGTGGGGCAGCGAGGTTAGCACACCTTACCTATTCGAACCTTGAGGTCTATTTCACGAAAGACTGTTGTAAGTTAACAACCCTAACGTCCCCCAACATTGGGGAAGCATTTTTTCTGGGGGTAGCTCACAATACGGGCTACCAATCCGAGTAATACGAGAGATAGACATGACGACCATCACCACCAAGCGCTCCGAGTTGTGGCAGCGCATCAGAGCAGCTCGGGCCTACGGGAAGAAGACTGCGGATCAAGTGGCGAAAGCCTGTGGGGTGACGCGCCCCGCCGTCTCTCTGTGGGAGTCGAAGATGCCCTCCAATAGGGCAGTGCCAACGACCCCCCATCTCGTCGAAATCGCGAAGCTCTGTGGAGTGAGCCCGCAATTCCTACTAGATGACTCGGTCTCCCCTGACGACGTCTACACGTACGGCACTGTCGACGCGATCCGCTCACCTCCCGCAGTGTTGTCAGAAGTCGACAAGCTCGGGCGCACCAGCAAAGCGTTCTGGTCCGCAGTGAAGTTTGCCGTGGTCTCCGAGCGGCCGGAGCTGGACGACGCCTTCGACGTCCCCCTCACCGTGGCCGGCGTGACGTTGACGGTGTCGTTCCTGCACGGCCAGGATCTGATCGTGTTCGGCATGCCGGGCGTGAGCAACGAGGGCCTGAGCCGAGAGGTGGGACATCTCCTGGTGCTCGAGCGCGCGGCCGGGCACCCGTACCGCAAGAGGCTGTTCCGCTGGTCGCCCGCCCTGACCGTGACGGAGCCGCGCCTAGACCCGATCTTCGAGATCGACTTGCGTTCGTTCAATGACGTAGCAGATGCAGCGCGGGCCATTGTGAAGTTGTAATGCTGAGTTAGCCCTGTGTGGGTTAGCGCACAGAAATAAATTCGCAAAAGGTGTTGCATGTCAGCCGGGCTTACATTAGAGTTCGAACCTTCCAAACCGAATTCCGCTGTAGCCCATGTTCAAACAACGCACCGAGGATGGGTCCGAATTCACATCGGACCTGTCCGAACTCATCATCGCTCGTCACCCGACCAGCTTGTCCGATCAGATCAACGCGGTCTGCGACGTGCTCCAGGCGGTGATCGACGCCCTTCCCGAATCGGCGCGTGCCGCGTGCATCGCTCGGGTGGCCGAACAGCTCGCCTGACCCAGGAGAAACCACTTTGATCACCGTCAAGATCACGCTGTATCAGCACTACGAGACCGTCGCCCAGGCGCTGGGCGCCGCGCAGTCCTTCGAGGTGCCCGCCGGCTGGGTGCCGGACATCTCGCTCACCGGCCTGGAGGGGGCGAAAGCCTTCGTCCCGTCGCCCGAGCCCCAGGAGGAGCAGCCGGCCGCTGCACCGGCTTCGCCGTCGACTGAGACGTTAGCGGAGGTAAGCCCGCCCGTCATCGACCCGGCCGACAACCCGGAGACGGGCGCGGTGGTGCCCACCGACGACGACCTGCGCAAGCTGGCGCGCCCGCTGCTGGGCAAGCACCGCGCCGCCATCCAGGCGCTGCTGGTCGGGCTCAAGGTGCAGGCGATCAGTGATGTGCCCGGCCCGGCGCGCGCCGGCTTCGCCGCGCAGCTCGAAGCTCTGGGATCTGCGTCATGAACCTCGACCTCCCGACGCGCGTGCTGCTGGGCCGCGCGCTGTTCAACGGTGTCGGCCTCATCGGGCACCGCGACTCCGTGTCGCAGGGCCAGATGATCTGGGCGATCCCCGGCGGCTCGACCGCCAGCAGTCACGAGCTCCGCACGCGGGGCACCTTCGAGAAGCTGGCCGGGCCCAGTGACTTCGAGATCAAGCAATACAGCGAGAAGGGCAGCAAGCCATGAGCAGAAAACCCCACATCCACGCCGAGGTGATCAAGGCCTGGGCGGACGGCGCGGAGATCGAAGTCTTCAACGTGTTCTATCCCGGCGGTCGGTGGCAGGCAACCAGTGTCCCCCCGAAGTTTGAGCCGAGCTACGAGTTCCGCGTCAAGCCTGCGCCGGATCCGTACGCCGAGCTGCGGCAGGCGCTGCGTGAGGGCAAGAAGATCGAGTACCAGAGCCAGTTCGACGGCGAGTGGAGCGAGATCTCAGTAGTCAACCCCGACCGCAAGTTCCTCCATGGCCCCGAGCGCTACCGCGTCAAGCCCGAGCCGGTGGTGTGCCACACGCTGACAGAAGTGGAGAACCCCCGCCTGCTCCTCACGGCACGGCTGTTCTGCACCTGGACTGACGGTGTGTTGACCAAGGCCGAGGTCGACTCATTCACCCACGCCGGCAACTTCACGAGGGTACTGTGATGGAGTTCACCCCCTTCGACAAGACCCCGCGTCTGAACCGCGAGTGCGCGGTCACCGAGAAGATCGACGGCACGAACGCTCAGATCTCGATCGGTGAGGTGTTCAAGGTGACGTGCGAGAAGGACGAGAAACCGAAGGGGAGCCGCGAATGAGCAAGACCAAACCGACGACGTCGCCGCTCGACGTCAAGATGGTGAAGAACGACTCCGGCAAGAAGTCGGTGCGCGGCTACTTCATCGCGCTGCTGGAGGAGCTCTGGGCCGAGGGCGAGGGCTTCAGCGGCAAGCGCCCCTTCGGCAACAGTTGCTGGGAGCACGAGGTCTACAGAGCCTGGGTGGAGTCGGGCCACCTCGCCGGCTCGACAGACCCCGACGGGTACCTGGAGGACTACGACTCCGAGGCGGCCGATAAGCTGGTGAAGCAGTGCCTCACCGAGCTGTACGCGGGGGCGAAGTGATGGACAAACCCGTCGTCCGCTACCGCGGCACCGCCCGGCCACTGATGGTCTCGGGGACTGCATGGCTGCAGCCGATCGACCACCCGTCGGCCTACATCTCGAACACCAAGATGGTCATGACCACCAAGGTGCTCAGCTGGGACGAGGTCACGGGCCGCATCGAGACCCAGAACACCATCTACCTACCGGAGGAAAAATGAGATTCATCGTCAAGTGGAACAACGGCTGCTGGCGCGTCTTCGACAGCGTCAGCTACTCCGACGCGAGCATCTGGTCGCTCGAAGTCGACGCGAAGGATCGCGCCGATTGGATGAACACCGGGCCGGGGAAGGGGATCAAGCTGTGAGGGCCTACGTCATGCTGCTCGCAGCCGGCGCGCTGCTCACGCTGCCCGCCGCTGCGATCGAGCTCTCGGTCGACGAGCAGGAGGCCTGCGCCCAGGGTGGGGGCTGCGCGCTCATCACGCACGCCCGCTTCGACGAGGTCGCGGCCGAGATCTACCAACGCGGCCTGCGCGGCTGCAAGAACTACACCAACGAACGAGGAGTTTGAGATGCGAACCCTGCAAGAGCACAAGGTCAACCCCGCCAATGACACCCTGGACATCCATGTCCTCGACGAGCCGGGCAGCGGCGGGGCCAACCACGTCTACGTCGTCACGGGCTTCGACCCCGCGGAGCACCCTGGCGTGGAGAGCCTGGAGAAGTTGAACGACCAGTTGAACGAAGCCGGCATCGGCGCGTCGGGCATCGCTGTCCTGTTCCAGAACGGGCCGATCGCCGACGTCGGTGTGAACGGCGTGACGCACGAGGCGCTCTTGGCCATCGTGGCCGACCGCCTGCGCTCGTTCCAGAACGGGCCGTTCAAGACCAAGGCCAACGCGTGCGCGCTGTCCCACATCGAAGAAGCCCAGCACTGGCTGCAGCAGCGCACGCTGGAGCGCATGCGGCGCGGCGTCGAGGGCACGCACGCCGTCTGATCAACGGGGGTTGGCACAGTCCTTCAAAGCTCGGTGACAGACATCAGCGCCGCCCCACCCAACACCACTGAGGAACCCCGATGACCCAAGTCCAGATCCTGCTGACCGACAACGCGGACAACACCGCGATGGAGTGTCAGATCACAACGAGCAACGTCAACGACAAGACGTCGCAGTCCAACATCATGGCCGCCTTCCTGGGCAAGTACTGGGAGGTGCTGTGCACCAGCGCCTCCCTGGAGCTGACCCAGGCCACGGCCGAGGCCAACCCGAAGCCCATCGAGCCGGCGCCGCTGCAGCTGCTGAAGGCCGACGGCACCGGTGTGTACGCGGCCACCGAGAAGAGCGAGTGACCAAGCGCGCGCTCCCCGCCGAGCCCGAGCAACTGCTCGGGCTGGTCGACTGCACCAACGAGCAGTACCACGGCGGCCCAGGTGAGTCGAAGTCGCGCCTGGACGCGATGGCGGAGGGGCCGCGCGTCTACTGGAACAACTACATCAACCCCAAGCGGCCGCCGCGCGAGCATAAGGAAGCCTGGGATCTGGGCAGCGCCACGCACAGCGCGATCCTCGAGCCCGACCTGTTCGGCACCGACTACATCGTGGCGCCGGAGTTCAACCTGCGCACGAAGCAGGGCAAGGCCGACAAGGCTCAACTGCTCGCGGACTGCGCGGCGCGCGGCCAGACCCTGCTGAGCGAGAAGCACTACGAGCTCGCCAGCGCCATGCGCGACACTGTCTACGCGCACCCGGAAGCCAGCAAGCTGCTCGGAGACATGCGTCGCGCCGGAGCGCTGGCGGAGCAGTCGTACTACGCAGTGGACCCGGCGACGGGCCTGCTGGTGAAGTGCCGCTTCGACTACCTCGCCGCGAAGGTCGGGCGCGCGGTGGACTTGAAGACCACCCGCGACGCGCGGCCGCACAAGTTCACCCGGTCCATCGAGGACTACCGCTACGACGTGCAGGAGGCGTTCTATCGGCACGTCTACTCGCTGGCCACGCAGGGCGAGATGCTGGAGGACTGGTGCTTCCTGGCGGTCGACAGCGAGCCGCCGCATCAGGTGGGCCTGTACAGCCTACCTCGCGAAGTGATCCGCGGCGCTCACCGCGTCGCCATGTCGAACCTGCAGCGCATCGCGGACTGCAAGATGATGAACCACTGGCCCGACCCCGGCTACGCTGGCGTGGTCGAACTGCCCCTGTCCCGCTGGCATCGCAAGAGCCTGGGCATCGATGGGGCTGACGATGATTACCCCGAGGATGATGACGAATGAGTGCTGCCAAGAAGCCCGTGGTCGTGACGACCGACCTGGGCCTGACCTGGATCGGGATCTCCGTCGGCGTGAATGGGTACACCGTGACGATCGAGGGTGATCCGCCCGATGACATCTACGTGTTCCGGTCGTACAACGAGCTGCAGAAGTGGCTCTTCGACAACCTGGAGAAGCCGGCCGAGGCCGAGACGAACTGAATCGATTTGTCGGAGTACCACAAGCTTAGCGCCGCAAGCCGCGAAGCCTCTGGAAGATGCGAAAGCCCTGGTGCGGGGTTTAGCCTGAAGTGGGACCAGCTAATGAACTGCTGTCGTAAGCAGGAGCACCCACCTTGAAATCGCGCTGCTGCTACGCAAGGCAGAGGAACTGAAGCGTGACACCCCGGAGAGACGGGGACCACCGTGTCCGCCGGGGTTTGCGGACGTTAGCTGGAGTGAATGAGAAATGGCTGAAGAGAAGAGTCTGCGAGTGAAGTTGATCCTGGGCGCCACCAAAGGCAAGCCCGTCCGGTTCTCCTACCTCAACGTGTTCAAGGCCAAGCTGAACACCGAGAGCGGGAAGTACGATTTCTCTGTGGCGGTGCTGATCCCCAAGACCAACACCGAAGACGTGGCCGCAATCAAGGCCGCGATCAAGGATCTGCAGCAAGACATGTGGCTGTCCAAGAAGAAGCCGCTGCCGCCGAAGTTCTGGTACCCGTTGCGCGACGGTGACACCGACACCAAGCAAAACGGCGACAGCCTGGGCGAAGCGGCCAAAGGGTGCTACGTGTTGAACTGCAAGACCGGCGCCGAGGACGAGGAAGGCAACCCGAAGGATCCGCCGGAGGTCATCGGCACCCAGAAGGACGAGCGCGGCCGCCGCGTCGCGCTCACCCGGCGCGAGGTGAAGTCCGGTGACTGGGGTCGCGTGTCCATCAACATGGGCGCCTACACCAAGGGCACCGGCGGCGCCGGCGCGTACCTGAACAGCGTCCAGAAGACGAAGGCCGGTGACCCGCTGGCCAACGTCTCGTCGGCCGAGGACGACTTCGGCTCGTTCGAGGACGAAGAAGACGATGACGACGCGATGATGGGCTGAAACCCATTGACAGGCGAGTGAGCGAAGGTTAGAGTCGCTTACTTGCTTCAGAGGAAATACGCCCGTTGTGATGACGGGACAGAGCAGCCTGAAATGGGGTGCCTGGGCCGTGGGATGCGGTCCACCAGTTTCTCGGGGAGGACGCCTATTCGAGAGGGCACCGGGCTGTAACCCCGAGGTCGGCCTAGAGCCGTGTTGGTTTGAATCCAGCCCTCCCCACCATCACCAACTGTTCCAGAAGGATCGATATGCAACGTGAAGTCTCCTCCCTCTACGCCGTACTGCGCGGCCTCGTCTGGGCCGCGCTGGCTGCCCTGGCTCTCGTCGTGATTTGTGGTCAGTTCCCGCGCTGACGCTGACGCAGCTGTTCCCGCCGGCCGCCAAGAGCGCGAAGTGAACCGACTGTCCCTCCTGCTCCACAGCATCGCGGAGAAGATCTGCGTGTTCTGCGGGCGGGAGGGTCACCGAAGCCACAACTGTCCCTGGAGAAACCGATGAGCAAGGTGGGCAACTACCAGATCCCGTTCGACAAGGACGGGAACCAGCAGCACTTCCCCACGAACTGGGGGTGGGAAGGCGCCGGCGCGGCGCGCCATCCGGGGGGCCCCGAGTGGCGCGACAACGTGCCGTTCAACGACACCCTGACCTGGGGCGGCGCGCACCGTGGTCGCAGCGCGGCCTACATGACGTGGACCCGTGAGTCCAACGGCAAGTCGGTGGTCATGTTCCTGGGCGACCTCGAAGACGTCGTCAAGGCCCTCCGCGATGGCAAGGTCACCGGCACGTGGCGTTTCACGAAGCGGGGCCAGAACTACGGCATCAAGCTGCAGGTGCAGTCGGACCTCGCGGCGTGACCGAAGAGGCCGTCCTCACTCCGGTCGCCGAGGCGGTCCCGAAGCTCCGGCGCCTGGATCCCTCGGTGGACTTCGAGTTCCGCTCTGGCACCGACATCAAGCTTGGGCTGGCGCGGTACTTCGCGGATCCGGAGGCGGCGGTCCTGTGCATGGCGTTCGTCATGGCGCCCGACGCGATGCCGGAGGTGTGGACGCCCACGACGCTTCTCAGTTTCACTCTGCATGATTTGCTCGAACACGTTCGCAATGGGGGACGCATTCGGGGGTGGAACGTATTCTTCGAGTACTGCGTCTGGAACCAGTTCTGTGTGCCCCTGTACGGCTGGCCCGAGCTGAAGCTGGAGCAGTGCGTGGACTCGATGGCCGAAGCCGCCGCGCTCAATCTTCCCCAGTCCCTGGACAAGTGCGCGATCGCGCTGAAACTCAGCGAGGACAAGCTCAAGAGCAAGCGCGGGAAGGAGCTGATCAAGCTCCTGTGCTGCCCTCAGGAGCCACCCGAGGTGCGCGCGCCCGAGCGCTACAAGCGGCCGGGGGACTACAAGTCCGCCCAGACCCGCTACAAGCACTGGGAAGAGAAGGGTGGCCGCTGGATCAACGACCCTGCGCTGCTGCAGGAGCTCTACGACTACTGCCGCCAGGACGTCGTGGCGGAGGTCGCGGTCTCGCTCAAGATGAAGCCGCTCTCGAAGTACGAGCAGCGCGTGTGGGTGCAGACACACATCGTCAACATGCGCGGCATCCCGGTCGACGCCGGTGAGGTGCAGCGCATCGCCGACATCGTGGCCGCCGAGGTCGAGCGGCTCAACGAACAGATGGCCCTGGTCACCAGCGGCGCTGTCGAGTCGGGCGCGGCCCGGGACCAGTTCCTGGCCTGGGTGAACGAGCAGGCGGGCCCGCAGCCCAAGGTCATCGAGATCCCCGGTGACGAAGAGGCCGGGGAGCCGGCGCGGCTGCACACAACCTACGAGCCCCTGCTGCCCGACGCGCAGAAGGAAACCATCGAGCGTGCGCTGCTGTCGCGCGCTACGCTGCCCGCCCAGGTCGTGCGGGCCCTGGAGATCCGCGCCGCGGTGGCGCAGACGTCGACCGCCAAGTTGGCAAGCATGAGTGCTCGCCTCGCCAGCGACGGGACGTTGAAGGGGATGTATGTCTATCACGGCGCGAGCACCGGCCGCGATGCCTCGCGCGGCGGTGTCAACGTGCAGAACCTCGCCTCGCCGACGCTGACGCCCGACCAGATCCTCGAAGCGTTCGAGATCTTCGGCACCGGGGACCATTCCCTGGCCCACATGATGTACGGCGACGGGGTGATGGACGCAGCAGTGAGCCTCGTGCGCGGCGTGATCAAGTGCCCCGAGGGATACACCTTCTACGACGCCGACTTCAGCAGCGTCGAGAACCGCTTCAGCGCCTGGATCGCGGGCCAGGACGACAAGCTGGAGTTGTTCCGCACAGGGCTCGATGAGTACAAGACTTTTGCCTCCCGCCTGTTCGGGATCCCCTACGAGGAAGTCACGAAGGAGCAGCGGAAGCGGGCGAAGCCACCGGTGCTGGGCTGCTTTGGGGCGGGCACCCGGGTGCGTACCCTGCGGGGTCCCGTACGGATTGACGAGGTGATGCCCACCGATCGGATCTGGGACGGGCAAGAGTGGGTTCAACACGGCGGGGTAGTCGACCAAGGATACAAGTCGGTAATCAACTTCATCGGCCTTCGAGTAACCCCTGAGCATCTAATCTTGAGCGACGAGGGCTGGCAGCGTGCCGATTCGGTGGAGGTTGAGGGCGCTTTGATGGCGGGGAGAGACCCGAGCCGCTTCGACATCTCGGGCCCGTTCCTCACCCGCGAGCCGGTCCGCAGCAGGATCGTTGCCGAGGTCCGTACCTACGACATCCTCAACTGCGGGCCCAGGAACCGGTTCACGGTCGTCACTGACGCGGGGCCGATCATCGCCCACAACTGCATGTTCGGCCTGGGCGCGCAGGGGTATATCGACTACGCCGCGGGATTCGGCATGATGGTCTCCTTGCCCGAGGCCCAGGAGGCAGTCGACGTGTACCGCCGGGAGTACTTCCGCGTCCAGGCGGCGTGGTACCGCTTGGGCGACATCTCCATCCAGGCCGTGCAGAACCCGGGCGTCGTGTTCGACATGGGCCGCCGCGAGTACACCGACTGGAAGGGACGCGTGCACTGCGCGCTGCCGTTCGGGAAGCTGAGACTCGTCGTCGTCAACAACTTCCTGTTCATGCAGCTGCCGAGCGGCCGCAAGATCACCTGGGCTGCGCCGCTGGTGGAGCACAAGCAGACCCCCTGGGGCGCGATGAAGGACGTCGTCACGGTGATGCAGGTCGACGCGGTCACGACCCAGTGGCGCCGCGACAAGCTCATCGGGTCGAGCATCTTCCAGAGCGGCGTGCAGGCCAGCGCGCGCGACGCGCTGATCCACGGCTCGATCACGATCGAAGAGGCCGGCTACCCGGTCGTCATGCGGACGCATGACGAGCTGACTGCGCAAGTGAAGGTGGGCTTCGGCTCGCCCGACGAGATGGGCCGCCTGATGTGCATTCAGGCGGATTGGTACAAGGATTTGCCCGTGGCCTACGAGGCCTGGGAATCACGGAGGTTCAGGAAATGAGTGAAGAACTGAAGAGGTCCGCCAGCGGGGCCACGTGTTTGCGGTGCAATGACCCTGATCGAATGGAGCGGGGGTATTGCCCAGTGGAGGATTGCTCGTGGTGCGCCCGCGAGGCCGGGGTGAAGTTATCGAACCCGAAGGACAGCGTCGGCGTGCGCAAGGCGCCAATGTCGTGCCTACCCATGAACGTGGTGGCCGAGATGGGTACCGCGATGCTGGAGGGCGCAGTGAAGTACGGGCGCCACAACTTCCGCGCCGTCGGCGTGCGCAGCAGCGTCTACTACGACGCCACGATGCGCCACATGATCGCGTTCTGGGAGGGCGAGGATCTCGATCCTGACACCGTCGAGCTCGACGCGGACGGCGACCCGGTCCCCGGTACCGGCGTGCCGCACCTGACCAAGGCCCTGGTGAGCCTCGCTGTCTGGCGCGACGCCCAGATGCAGGGCAAGTGCACGGACGACCGGCCGCCGCGCAGCGTGCCGTTCTACCCGCGCTTGAACGCCGCTGCAGCGTCAGCGATCGACAGACACGCTGACAAGTCCCCCCGCCACTACACGATCGCCGACGTGATCGCCAACGAACAAGGAGCCCTGTGATGAGCGAACTCTTGAAAGCCCAGGCGGCGCATACCCAGATGGTGGCCCATCTGCTCATCGAAGCGGCCGCCAAGGGGTATCTGGTGACCTGGGGAGACGCCTACCGCGACCCGCGCGTCTTCGGCGCCATGGGGGTCCGCGAGGGCTATGGGGAGGCCAACAGCGCGCACAAGCAGCGGCTGGCCGTCGACCTGAACCTGTTCGACAAGGACGGCAAGTACCTCGCGGCGACCGAGGATCACAAGCCCCTGGGCCTGTTCTGGGAAAGCATCGGCGGCACCTGGGGCGGCCGCTTCCGCAGCGGCAGCGACGGCAACCACTACAGCCTCGCGTTCGGTGGCATCGCATGATGATCGAGCGGCAGGCCTACCCTGAGACCCTGCTCGACCCACACGTCGCCAAGCGCCTGCGGACCATGTCGGTGCACCTCGGCGTGCCCCTCCTGTTCCGTTTTCAAGGGGTGCCCCGCCCCGCCTTCAACGACCCCTGGCTCGCCGCGATCGTCGGCGTGCTGACACCACCGAGGATCCAGACATGAAGCTCCCCGAATTCTTCCCCTACGTCGACCGTCTGTTCGTCAAGCGCCGCCACGGCCTGGAGGGCACGCTGCACGCGGCCATCGGGCTGGCCGGTGAGGGCGGTGAGGTACTCGACCTCGTCAAGAAGACCTGGGTCTCTGGCAAGGAGCTCGACCTCGTCAAGCTGCAGACAGAGGCCGGTGACACGCTGCACTACCTCGTGATGCTGTGCATCAAGCAGGGCTGGACGCTCGAAGACCTCGCGGCCAACAACAAGGCCAAGCTCGACAAGCGCTACCCCGACGGGTGCAGCGATGCGGCCAATATCGCACGGGCGGATGTGGTGCTCGCGTTCCCGTACACCTCCGACGATCTTCAGGAACTGGCATGACCCAGACCCGCCTCGGTAGCTTCATCGAGGCCATGGCGAACATCGTCATCGGCTACGTCATCAACTTCTTCGGCAACCTGCTGATCCTGCCGTTGTTCGGCTTCCACGTCACGATCGCCCAGAACATCCAGATCGGTCTCCTGTTCACCGGCGTCAGCATCGCGCGCCAGTACGTGCTGCGCCGGTGGTTCAACGCGCGCCTGCACCGGCTGAGCCAGAAGCTGGCCGGCGCGCCGGTGGACATCGACCTACCTCCCGTGCCGGTACCGCCGGGGCCCACGGAGTGCACCGTCTGCAGCAAGGTGGGGTACTACAGCTGCCACTGCCCGACGGTGGGCAGCTTCAGCCTGACCGGCGAGGAATTCACTGCGGAAATGCTTGCAAGGCGACGTAAGCCCTGATAACATTCACCGCATGAACAGCAACACGGCACCCCTCGACGACCAGCGCCTGATGGACGCGGCGGAGCTCGGCAAGCTCATCGGACGCTCGACCAAGAGCGTCAAGATCGACTCCAGCCGCCGGCCCGAGACGCTGCCCCCGCGCTTCCAGATCCCAGGCACCCGCAAGCTGGCGTGGCGTGTGGCCGACGTGCGCGCCTGGATGGAAGCCCTGGCCGACATCATGGCCCAGAAGCGCGTGGCGGCGGCGGCCTTCGCGAAGAAGGTTGGATTCAAGTCCACCGAGACCGCGCGCCCCTTCCACCTGGGCGAGCGCCACCGCGGCGCCGAGGCCACCGAGAAGGCCAAGTCATGAAGCCCTGGCGGCAGATCAACGACGAAGAGCTCAACGAGGCGTGCCGTCTGGTCACGCGCGGGTTCGTCCTCTCCACCCTGGCCACGCTCTGCGCCCTGGTGGCGGTCGTGTGCCTCGTGATCTACGGGGCGCCGGCATGAACGAGCACCCTGACGACGAAGCCGTTGACGAATTCGCGCTTCAGATGAAAGCTAAGCTGGCCGCCGCTCGCGAGAAAGGCCGGGGCGGCTGGCAGACATGCTCCCCGCTGTCGCTGTCTGAAATGCTGCGCGACCACGTCGAGAAGGGCGACCCACGAGACGTGGCGAACTTCTGCATGTTCCTCTGGCATCACGTATCGCCCATCCTCGCCGCTCCAGTGGCGCAGCCGCTGACGGATGAGCAGATCGACGCGGTGTTTCTGCGGTTCTGCGGCTCGAACGATAACGATGTGCCGTACCTGCGCACCTACGGCAAAGGCTTCCGCCCTATCGCCCGCGCCATCCTGGCCGCAGCAGGAGCCAAGCCGTGACCACCAAAGCAGACTACGTGCGCAGCCAAGGACAGACGCGCAATCACCACTGCCATTGGCCGGGCTGCGACAAGCAGGTGCCGCCCGCGATGTGGGGCTGCAAAGGCCACTGGTTCGCGTTGCCTGCCGGGCTTCGCGCTCGCATCTGGTCGACGTACAAACCCGGCCAAGAGATCAACGGCACGCCCAGCCCAGCCTACATCGAAGCAGCCAAGGCTGCGCAGGCTTGGATCACTGGGCGCGCAGCAGGAGCCAAGCCGTGAAGCTCGCCTACCGCTCACCCCGTCTTTGGAAGCGCGGGGGCTGGTTCCTGCAGACACCCTCGGGCCGGTGGCACCGCGTGCTGCCAGTGCCGCAGTGGGTGGTGCTGTGACAGTACTCGAGACCCGCACGACGGCCGAGGGCTACAAGCGTCGCCGCTACGCCGGCGAGGAGGGCACCCGGTACACCACGATCGAGATCCCCCTGTCCGTCTGGAACGGCATCAACAAGCAGGGCAGGGGCAGCGACCGCGCGGCTGCCTTCGACCGTGAGCGGAGCCGGGAGAACGCCCGGCAGACCGCCAGGGCCTTGATGGGACAGGGCTGGAAGGCCATCGCGGTGGCCAGCCACCTGGGCGTGCCACTGCGCTCGGTTCAACGATGGAGAAACGCATGACCAAGAGCAGCCCGACCAAGCTGGCCGCGCAGAAGGCCTACAACGCCCTGCCGGCCAACGTGAAGAAGCGGGAGGCCAACAACCTCGCGCGCCAGCACCTGATCAAGGAGGGCAAGGTCCACGTCGGCGACGGCAAGGACGTGGCCCACATCACCGCCCTGCAAGACGGGGGCACCTCCAAGGACGCCAATCTCATGGTCACCAGCCAGAAGGCCAACCGCGGTTGGCGCAAAGGCCAGAGTGGCTACAACGTCGGAAAGCAGACCACGAAATGACAGCTGACCAACTCCTCGTCGCGTTGTTCCAGACGCACTGGATCTTCACCACCTTCGCGCTGCCCGGCGTCACGTTCGTCTACGCCGTCGTGACCGAGAGCTACGCCTGGGCGTTCTGGAGCGCCGCGCTCTTCATCGCTATCCGCACGCTGCTCGGGGCGGCCAAGAAATGATGCGCACCCCCGCCCACAAGGCCACCAGCACCCCACCAGGGCAGATCCGCACGCTCGCCGACTACGTGGCGCGCGTCGCCGCCGAGGATGGCCCCGCGCCCGAGCGCTGCATCTTCTGCGGCGCCGCGATGAGCCAAGAGGAACTGATCGCTCTCCTGGCCTGGGCGTACGGCAAGCTGGCGTACAGATCGTTCAGCGACCTCGACGACTGCCTGAAGATGGACGAGATCAGGCTGCTCTTGATGGGCGCATTCGACAACAAGGAACCGGCATGAGCAACGGATGGATCGGCGTCGACTTCGACGGCACCCTGGCGGTCTACGACGGCTGGAAGGGCGCGAGCCACCTCGGCGAGCCCGTGGGCCCGATGCGGGAGCGCGTGAAGCGCTGGCGCGCAGAGGGCCATCAGGTGAAGATCTTCACGGCCAGGGCGTACTGCCCTGAGCTGCCTTCCGTCACGACCCCACAGTACTCTGAAGTGATGCGCCGGCGCGGGGAGGCGGTCGAAGCCCTCCGCGCGATCCGCGCGTGGTGCCGGCAGCACCTGGGGGAAACGCTCGAGGTCACGTGCGTCAAGGACTACGGGATGATCGAGCTCTGGGACGACCGAGCGGTACAGGTCATCGCCAACACGGGCGAGCCGGTGGGGCAGTCGACGCGGGGGTTGGTGTGACCGAGGCCGTGGAGCGCACCGTCGCGGTCATCCCCGACGAGGATCTGGTGCGGCGCGCCGTGCTGTCGGCGGTGCGCAATCGCAGACCGAAACGCACGCCGCCCTGGGTGGCGGTGATGGACGCGTTCGGCCTGGGGTCGACTTTCGCCACCCAGCTGTGCCGGCGCTTTGAGGTCGACCCCGACAAGGGGTGATGACCATGTTCAACACCGATCCCCAGATCCTCACAGCCCGCAAGCAGCACAGATGCACCAGCTGCGGGGAGGCCATACAGGTCAGTGAGAAGTACCACCGCTGGGTCACCTTCGACGACACGGCGACCACCAGCAAGATGCATCCCGAGTGCCTGGAGATGCACCAGCGTGAGGAATGCTACGGGGAGTGGGAGTACAGCCCCTACAGCCACGAGCGGCCGCTCCAACCAGCGTAGACTGCGCAGCATGTACCTCCTCTTCGTCATCACCCTCCTCGCCGGCCAGCCGCGTGTCACTCAGCTGGGCGAGTACTACAGCGCCCAGGCCTGCCACAACGCGGCCGTCACGCTGGGCCTGGACCTCACCAAGGTGAAGTGCGTCAGCAACAGTAGCGGGCTGCCGGAATAGCGCCCGCAGCCGATATCGTTCGGATATCGGCCCGGGCCGATCAGCCCATCAACGGCGCCAGAGTCTCAGCGGTCGGGTTGTAGTATCGACGCAGCTCCCGTTCAGACTCCCGGCCGCTGATCTTCATCAGCTGCAGCAGGGGCACCTTCCGCACGTCGACCATCTCCGTCGTCCAGGTGTGGCGCAGATCGTGCAGCGTGTGGTCGCCCATCTCCGGCCGCGTCTCCAGCAGGCGCGGCTGCGTGTCCCGCCTCCAGGCCTGCCCCAGAGTCCCCTCGCGGAAGGGGAACAGGCGATCTTCCCCGCGCCGGTGCCCCGCCAGCGCCGAGACCCAGGCCAGCCCGCGGGTCGACAGCGGCAGCTTGTGGGGCTTGCGGTTCTTGACCACACCGGCCGGGAACTCGATCCAGGGCGCCGCCGGGTTCTCCAGGTGCAGCCACTCCATCCGCGTCGCCACCAACTGGCCCAAGCGCAGACCCGTGTGCCGAAGGCACAGAATCGTCCATGGCAGCGTTTGCAGCGCCGAGGTGGGGGGTAGGGCAGGGTCGAACTCCCGCAGGCCCAGAACGGCCTGCAATTGCTCGTCGGTCCAGAGCACCTCCCGATGCTCGCCGGCCGCGCCGGCGGGGCGCTTCATCTGCCCCATGATGGGGTGCACGAAGCGGATGCCCCAGACCTTGATCGCGTGGCTGAAGATCGACGAGAGCAGGTTCAGGTCGCGGTTGTGGGTGGCGGCGGTGACCTCGCGCAGTCGGCGGTCGCCCCAGTCGCGCAGGGCGCTGGTGATGTCCTGGTTGAGCGCCAGGAGGGTCCAGCGCTCCGCCAGCCACGCGTTGATGCGGTTGCTGTCCTTGCGCCCGTTCTTGTCGTCGCGCCCGCAGACGTCCTCGTCGTACTTCGTGAGGAGCTGGCGCACCGTGGTCTCCGCGATCTCGCGGTGGTCGACGCGGTTGCCCAGGCGGATCTCGGCCTCGATGCGAGCCTCGTCGGCGTCTGCTTCGCGCCGGGTTGGCCACGTCTCGAAGTACGGAGGGAACCCTTTGCGACGGACCACCACTTGGAACTTCCCCTGACGCTTGTAGATGGGCATGGTTTCTCCTGCTTGGTGCAGCGAGAATGTAGCAGATCCAGCGGAAACCCGCGTGGACACTTGCTAGAACCAACCCCTTACAAGGCGTTCCGGCCCTGGGAAGCGGCCGATACCCACCAGGAAAATCAACAAGTTAGACTCAAATCGCAACACAAGCAGACCCTTCAGGGCCTACGGTGATGTAGCAAAAATGCAGCGAGGGCGCCTAGCTCAGTGGTAGAGCGGCTGCCTTACACGCAGCGGGTCGGCGGTTCGATCCCGTCGGCGCCCACCATAGATGTACACAAGACGGGGACGATTGTCCCCTTCTATGCTCATTGAGCCCCGGCCCGTTTCAGCTTCGCCATCTCGTCCTCGGACATGAACCGGGCGTCTTTGATCTCGCGCTTGGCGGTGACTCGTGACTCCGGGGCGATCTGTCCCTTGATGTGGGAGATGATCTCGGGAGGGGCCATCTTGAGGTCCAGCATGATGCCGATCGCCTTGTCGCGGTCGGCCTCGATACCTGTCTTCAGTAACTTGTTCGCTTCCGGCAACAGGGCTTCTTTCCGTTGCCGCTGCATCGTCTCGTTGTGCGCCAGTTCGCCGGCGACCGCGCCGCCGGGGTACCCCCGACTGAGGGTGACCCCGGAGACGATTGGAACGAGCAGCTTGGCCTTCTCTTGAGCCGCGAGATCCTTGCCCTGCTGGCTCATGCCCGCGCTTGCGGAGGTGCCCGACAGCAGGTCCCCGAGGGTCATCGCGTCGTTCACCGGCACTGCGCCGCCGAGGATATGCACCACGGCTTTTCCGATGGCCTGCAGCGCGTTGTCGTCAGGCGTCCAGATCCGCGCCGCGATGGGCTTGTCGGGATCCCTCGCCTCCATCGCTACTTCGATCGCGGGCCGGATCAGAGACCCCGTCTTCTTCCACAAGGTGTTGAAGAAGTCTCCTGACCACCCCTCCAAGTCTTCGCCCATCTTGCCCAGTGCGGAGCGTGCGTAGACCCAGGTACCGTCGGACATCTTGTCGATCTTGATCCGGTTCTGCTTGCCCGGTTCGTTCTCGCTGTTGCTGAAGAAGCTGTGGGTCCACTCGAACGGGTGCCCGACGAAGGGCATGATCGCCATCGGGTCTTTGTACGCTTTGGTCATCGCCTCGTGGAACCGGTCGACGTAGCCCTGCTCGATGTCGGACCATGACTTGTCGCGCTTGAAATGGTCGAGCAGGTCTTGGAAGATTGAGTTGGCGATGTACGTCACCCCGATGTCCATCATCAGCGCAGACCGAGCCTTCTTTCGGTACGCCACGTTGGCCTTGTCGGCGACATCGGGGCCTTGGTTGATCTTGAGCTGCGCCTGGATCTCCGAGGGCAGTCCCATGCCCGCGTCCTTGAATGCTCCGATGTTCGTCACGTTGTACGAACGACTGAACAGCGTCCACCCGAGCAGTTTGCGCGTGCCTTGACTCATCGCCTCGGAGCTGATCGCGCCGGTGTAGCGGTTGGCGGTATGGGCTGCCTGACGGAGTGCTGCGTACCGGGCCTGCTCCGCGGTCATCCCCTGCTTCAGGTGGAGCTCTTCATAGTAGTCCCGCGCGTGGGCGGCGAGGCCTACCTGGAAGTCCGCGATACGGTTCCACAGCAGCGTGCCATGCCAGACGTCCCCGAACTTGTCTAGACCCCGCTTTGTCGCCTCACCGGCACGCTTGTTCAGCAGGCCGACAGCGCCGCCTATCGCGCGGGACTTCAGCCCATGGCCGGGGGTGAGCCGGGGGTCATTGACGATGCCCGTGATGTCCTGGCGCGCGCCGCGCCCGCTGAAGGGCACGAGACCAGCGCGGATGAGTTCTTTGATCTCCCCGTAGCGAGCCTTCTGCTCCGCCGCGCTCAAGCCATCGATCTTGCGCAGTTGATACCCCCGGGTAGCCAGCGCGACCATTCGGACTACCCCGCTGAGGCCTCCGGTTGCGAGGAACGCGGCCTTCTCCCCCGGCTTCGAGAGCGACCAACTGGCGGGGAACGCCTTGCCGAACACCGTGGTGCCGTGCATGAAAGGGGTGTACATGATCAGGCTCGTGGACTCCGCTTTGGCGTCCATGAAGCGGCCCTCCCACTTGCCAGGGGGGTCGTACATCACGGAGCGAACCGGGCCCGCCCACTCTTGCGCGACGTAGAGATTTGCTCCTCGAACCCCCGGCAGGTCGATCTTCTCGTACCCGGGGGCTTCCCCGTCCCGCACGAACTCCTGGCCGACCGTCATGCCCATGGTGCGGATCTTGTCGACGAGGTTCTTTCCGGCGATCGCGCGGTCCAGGCGGGCCATGGCCAACGGCATCGCGCGGATGTTCCGCACCACCTCGGCGCCGTCACCGAAGAGTTGCTTCATGGCCCGCTCGGTCTCGTCGATCGTCTTGTACTTCCGACCCTTCAACGAGGGCGCCGTGGTGACGATGTTGCGGCCCACCGTCGTGCTGTCGCGCGGTCGCATGGCGCGGCCTTCTTCGTCCATCACAACGGAGATACGGGGCATCCAGTAGGGCACGCCGGGGCCCTCGTACATCCCCGCGGCTTTGGCGGCCTCGAATCGCTCGTCGGCGTAGGCATGCAGGGTCTCGACAGTCGCGCGCTGCACCGGCGTGAGACTTGCCAGACCCATGTCAGGTGACGCGGGGATATCGCCGCCGCGGATCAGGTTCTCCTCCTCGGCCGCGTCGCTCATCCGCACTAGCTCGTCCTCCTTGAAGTGCTTGATCAGGATCTGGTCGAACCGCAGCCATTGATCTCGCGCGGCGCGCTCTTCGTTGGCGTAGTCCTTCAACGTAGCCTGGGCGATCTCGGACCCCGAGCTCATGGGGAGGATGCCATCGGTCAGGTCGTGCCACGCCCGAGACAAGGTATCCCCCGCGCGCTGGGTGAGAGTCACGGCGCGGTCGGCGTGGACCACTGGAGGAGTCGTCCTCGCCTCCCTGTCCTCGCGGGGCCTCTGCTGGGTGTTGTTCTGCTCCCCCGCGGGCGTCTGGACCTGGAGGCTTTCGCCGCGCTCGCTGGCCAGCTTCTTCAGCTCGTGCACCGGAGAATCGAAAGCGCGGTCGGCCAAGCGCAGCAATTCGGACAGTGCGGTGTTGGCCTTCGGCTCCAGGCCCAGGAAGCCCCGGATGCTGTCGACGAACTTGCCCCACAGGGACTGCTTGGAGTCGAAGGGTACTGTCTCCATCCACTCCTGCATGGGCTTGTTCGTCAGCCCCCAGGAGAGCACCTCGTCGGGGCTCTGCAGGGAGTTCGAGCGCCGCTCGAAGATCGCCTGCTCGAACTCCGTGAGTGGTGTTCCACCGGCCTTCGCTTCCGCCGCGCGCTTGTTGAAGTGCTTGACGAGCGCGTTGCTCAAGGCGAACATCTCGTGCGAGAGCGTGGCCGCGTCGGTACCCGCCGCCTTCGAGTAGTTGCCCAGGCGCAGCGCGGACTGCGTGACCGTGTGGATCGCCTCATGCATGAGGGTCTCTTCGGACATGCCGCTCTTGCCCGTGACGTCGTGGCCGTTGATCCAGACGGTGTGCGACGCGGGGGTCTCCCCTTCCTTGCCATACACGTAGTGCGCGAGGCCCCGGGCACCCAGGAGGCTGCGGGGGACGGAGTCGCCCACGTGCGCGATCTTCAGGTCGAACTGGACCCCGTGGTTCTCCAGTTCCGCCATACGGTCGAGCACGCGCTGCCCGATCTCGCGGTAGCTGGCGTCCGTGGAGTTGCTGACGACGTGCTCGACGGCCTGCCGCAGCGTCTTGCCTTCGATGGCCGACTGCAGCGCCAGGGCGGTCTCGTCGTGCGGGTCGCCGAAGAAGTTGCTGTTCTCGCGGGTGAGGTCGAAGTGCTTGGAGATGTCGCCCTTGGTCGGGTCGAAGTCGCCGTTGTTGCCGATGGCGGACTTGATCTGTGTGGGCTCGAAAACCACGTATTCGGAGCCTCCGCCGTGCGCGTCGTCCCCTCGGTACACCACGCCATCGTGGCCTTCGCCTCGGAGCTTCTCGATCATCCGGGGGTTGAAGTACGCGGTCCCCACCGTCGACTGGACGTACTTCGGGTTCTTCATCGACAAGAACACTGGCATGACATTGTGGCCTTGCCCGGACCCGTAGGCCTCAGAGTACCCTTTGTCCGCGCTGAAGTAGTAGCCTTTGGCGTCACCGAACTTGACGCGGGTGGGGGACATCTTTGAATCGTCGAAGGTAGAGAAATCTCGTGAGGTGCCGTGGTACACCACCAGCGGCTTGCCCTCGGCGTCCACCACCTTGCTGTCGCCGAACCACGCCTTGAACGCGGGCGTCTCGGTCTGGTCCTTGGCGACCTGGGCGTTCTCTTGGCTCACGGGGCGCAGCGCATCCGGGTGGATCACCGAGAGCTCGTCGATCCCCAGGTTTTGCCTGTGGTCGACCGCGGTGACCCCCATGCTGCGTGCGGTCTCGTTGACCTGCTCCCTCGTCGGGAGCGCGGTGTCGCCCAGCTTGAGTCGTTCCCTCGTGGCCTGCAAGAGCTCTTGCCAGCCCATCAATTTCCCGTGCAGGTCGAACGCGTTGACCGTCGGGTTCGTCGGTGGGTCGTCGTGCCGTTCGTCCACGTCGTGGGCGTACCGGCGCGCGGTCTTCTCGCCGAGGGACACGGAGAAGCCAGGGTGTCCCGTCTCGTCGTGCGGCTCCATCCGGGCGGCGCCTTCGACAGGGCCATGCCGGCTGCCATGGTAGACCCGCAGAGGCGGCAGCCCCTTGAACAGATCCGGGTGCTGCTCCCGCACGTGCCCGTGCAGCTCCTCGCGCTCCGCGCGCACCTCGGCCAGCGTGTCCTTGGTCGCCATGACCTGCGCCTTCTCGCGCGGCACGCCCTTGGCTTCGTAGTCGTCCAGGCGCTTGAGCAGGCGCTCCTGGTCCTCCTCGGGCATCTTGGTCACGAGGTTCATGCAGCCGGTCAGTTTCACAGTCATGGTGATCCTTGGTAGAAGGTGGCCATCAGCACGCTGACGATGGCGAGCACCTCTTCTTCATCTTGTCGCGCGCGCTCGCGCCGCAGCGCGGCCCACGAGGGGCTGGACTTCTTGTGGCCGCCGGTGGTGCCCTCGACAGCGTCGGAGCCCCACGAGTCACCCCAGGAGACGCCCCACGCTACGCCCCAGGCGTTCACGTCACGGGGCCCCAGGGGTTGTTCAGCACGCCTGCGCCCTTGATCGTCGTGCCGTTCACGGCGCGCACATCAGCGCGCACGTTGCCCGCGGGGAAGTACGCGCGGCTCGGGTCCATCTGGATCGAGCCTGACGTCGCCGCGATGATGGTCGCCGAGTCGTCGCGGATCAGGTACGCGCCGGTGAACTTGACCGGCGCCGCGCTGAGATTGAACAGCAGCAGGTTCACCGTCGCGGTGTTGATGACGTAGTTCACCGCGTCACTGGCGGTGATGCCATTGAAGAAGTTCTGGATGCCGGTCGACGTGGTCTGGATGTACTGCAGCCACGCGTACAGCCGCTGCACCGTCGTCACCCCGTCGGGGTCACTCACGTCCACGTAGACGTGCGGGTAGTCCGCGCTGAACTCGGTGACGAGGCTCCCGTCGACCGCGTTGGCCACATAGACCGCGTCGGTGGCCTGGGCCAGCTGGAACGAGGCCCCCGCGCTGGTCAGCAGGCCGGAGGACGCGTAGGGCAGTCGCCCCAGCAGCGTCGCGCGCAGTTGGAGGGTCTGGTCGGTCGTCCAGGCCGCATTCAGCGTCAGGGCCGTGCCGGGCACGCCGTTGTACAGCTCCGTGGCTGTACTCGCGTTGTACAGCCTGACGCGTGTACCGGCCAGAATACCGGTCACCGAGACGGTCGTGAAGACGCCGGCGTTGTGCGTGATCGGAATGGTCGAGGAGCCGCCGGCCGTCAGCGTGTAGGCGGCCATGTTCAGCGAGCCGCTGCCGGTCAGCGCGCCGCTCAGCACGAGATTGGCGCCCAGCGTGAAGCTGAGGCCATCAACCGAGGTGATGATCGGGGCCAGCTGGTTCGCGGCTTCGTACTGCTTGAGCCAGTCGTAGACCTCACGGATCGAGCGCGTGCCGCTGATCGTGAGGGTGCCGGCCGCGTAGCTGATGCCCGCCAGGGCAGCGGCAGCGGCTTCGGTCAACTGCACCACGGGGTCCACGGTGCGCTTCGGGTTCGTCGGGTCGTAGGTGTAGCCATAGTGCTGCACCCAGGACACAAACGGCACGCTCGCAACTCCATCGAGATATGCCTTGCCGGCCGCGTTGGAGGACTGCGCAGTGAAGGTCAGCGTCAGATTGCTCGAATAGCCCGCAGTCTGCGTGGCGGTCAGCGTGAACTGCTCCCAGGTGTCGGTGCTGTTCGACATCGTGAAGACCTGCGGCGTAATGCCCAATCCGCTCAGGGTGACGCTGGGCAGCGTGCTCGCGCCGTAGCTCGCGTTCTTGCGCAGATAGCCGACGATTGTGACCGGCACGCCACTGTCGGCGGGCACGCTGATCGTGAAGGAGCCTGGGCCGCTCAGGAGCGTGTTGGCAACCAAACTGGAACGCCCGCGCTTGAACGTAGCGTTATCGCGCGCGAACTGCGTGTACCGGGTCCACAACTCCTGCAGTGTCGCATCTTGGTTCTTGTTGACGATCCGGACTGTGCTCTGGCTGCTGGTGTTGCTTTGGTTGAGGAAAAACGAGACAGAAGGGTTGATAAACCGGCAGTCCGTGAATACGAAGTTGGCGCAGGTTCCTACAACCGTCTGCGCGATGTAGAACGCCCCTGGCGACCCCGGCAAGTCACTGCTTCCGTAGCTCTCGTTCAGGAAGTTGAAGCTGCCTGCGCCCACGGTGATATACATGGACGAAGAAGCTAGGTGGTACTGATTGCCCGAGAACGACCAACCGTTGCCCACGTTCAACGCCAACGGGTTGGTGCCACTCCAGAACTTGTTGTTGGTGATGACGCAGCCTTGCCCGCCTTGCGATACTTGACTGCCAATGCCGAAGGTGAACGTGTAGAACACGTTGCTGTCCGCACCTACTGTAGTGCCGGAGGCCATCAAGAGCGAGGTGCCGCTGCCGCTGCCAGCACTGGTCCCCCAGAAGGCGTTGTCCGAGACGCTGATTGAGGAGTCCAATGCGTTGAGTACCGTCCCGTTGCTGAATTGACACTCGTAGAACGAGTTGTGCGCAATCGCCGTGAATGGGTCCGCGTAGACCGCGGCCCCCGCTGAGAAACAGGTCGTAGTAGTCAGCGAGGCATTGCTTGCGACACGTTCGATTGAGGTGTACGAAACCTCGCGACGACCATTGCTGGCCGTGGTCGTGTGCCGAAAGCAGATGAAGGTCGAAGTCGTCGTGTCAAAGTTTTTGACCGTGACGTTCGATGAGAAGTTGCCGGCCGAGCAACCCGCCGCGTGACCGAATGCTAGTGGCGCGCATCCGACGGTGTAGCGGGTGCCACTCACCAGCGTGACCGACGTGATGCTGGCTATGTTGTCGTAGTGGACCCCGTTGCCGTCCGTCTCCGGCAGGATGACCCTGTCCCCGACGTTCCAGCCCGTGCCGTCGGCCACGTCGAAGCTGGTCGCGGTGGCGATCACGCTGTTCACCAGCGTGGTGTTGCGGGTCTTCGTAGCGCCGCAGAAGGTGCCATTAGAAAGGTCGGCGACAAACAACCCATACTTGTGGTTGAGCATCGCGGCCGACTTGTTCAGGACCAGCGTGGCGTTGACGCCCGCTGGGATAGGGTCACCAGTCTTGCCCCAGTCAATCGTCGCCGTGGTCGCGGCGGCCGTGAAGATCTGCCCCTTTACCGTCAGACTGCTGTTGACACTGCGGCTGGCCTTGAGCGTGCCATTGATGGCGAACGCGGTGACCGTATCGTCGCCGGCCGTGTAGGTGCCATCGACCGTGACCGTGTGGCCCAGCGCGATGACCACGCTGTCGCCTTCTACGGGTGGCACGCCGGTCGACCACGGCGCATTGACCGTGACCGAACTCCAGAGGCCGGAGCCGCCTGTGGTGATGACTGCCATGTCAGTCCTTGTAGATTGGGACGATGCGTGTGGGGGAGCCCGTGACCTCGTCTCGCTCGATGTCGAAGGCCACCGGGCGCTGCAGCGCCGGCGCGGCGGCCGAGGGGGCCTGCGGCGCGGGCATCAAGGACGCCAGATGCGCCAGGGCCTGGACGATCATCTCGTTGCTCAGCAGCATGGCCTGCGCCACGGGAGCCATGTCGATGACCGGCGCTGGGGGCGCGGCGGGCGCCTCCGCAGGGGCTGGCACCGGCGCGGCGGCCGGCTCGACGTGTTCACTTTTCGGAGGAACGTGTACACGTTCTCCGGACATGTTGAATCGCGTGCCCCCTACAGACAGCTTCGCGCCGCTGTTGAGGGCGGCGCGGTGGAGATCAGCGAGGGTCTTGACGGTCTTCATTTGAGGACGCAGTTCAGGGTCTCTTCCAGCACATCAGCGCGTTTGTCGAGATCGTCCAACGCCTTGCGGGCGTCGACCGTGAGGTGCGCGGTCTCCCCCGTCTCCTCGACATGGACAGGCACGCTGACCTCGCGGCCATTGTACTCGTCGGGATGCGGCTCGCGTGGTACGCCGGGCTGACGTTCGCTGACTGGCTCGGGCGCAGGCTTTTCGGCGCCGGGCTCACGGCGCGGCGCCTCGCGCGCGACCTGGGCGGCGGTCTGCTCGCCGGCCTGCGCCTCGGCGTGGTGCTGCTCGTAGAGCTTGTGGTACGCGGTGGTGGGCAGCAGCGTCAGGCCGCCATCCGAATGCAGTCCCGAGGCGTCGAGCGGCTCCCCGTGCTTCGGGCCTCCGGCGCCGAGCTCGCTCTTGAGCGGCGTGTACGGCCGGGTCGGGGTGAGCTCTTCGCTGTTGCGGACCCTCTCCAGGCGCTCGGGGTCGCGGGCGCGGTAGCCCGTGGGCACCTCGATCGCTTTCGTCCCCGGCGTCGGGCTGCCGTCGTCCAGGCCCATGCGCCGGGCGATCAGCTGCGACTTCGCATCGGCCATGCCTTCGGCCTGGGCACCCCTCCGCGTCTCAGCGACGGGAGTCGCTTCGCCCTCGATGCGGTCGTACAGACGCTCCTTCGGCGAGGCCTTGTCGAGGATCGCCGCTTCCTCACGCGTCGCCAGTCCGCCGCGCCGCTCGACCGCCTGCTGCGCGCGCTTGAAGCCTTGCTGCTCCATGAGTGCTGGCAGATCCTGGCGGCCCTGGTGGAAGTCTCCGGCCACCGACGCTTCACCCAGGCGCTGCTGGTCGAGCGGGCCGGCGGGCGCCGGCGCCTCGGGCACGTGCTCACCGCGGATCATGGCGCCGGTGTCGCGGATCACGAAGGCGCCGGGCACTGTGGGGTGGGGCACCGCAACGTAGCGGCCGGGCTCAGCAACAGGGCCCGCAGTCGCCTTCTGCTTCGCTGCGAGGGCCGCTTGGTCATCGAAGTAGCGCGCGTTCTCGCGCAGCACCTGGGCGCGCGCGGGGTCACCCGCGGCGTCGGCCCGTACCGCGTCCCTGCGCGCCTTCAAGCCTTGCGCCTGGAGCGCCGCAGGATCGGGCCCGGGCACTACGTCGCGTTCCCCACGCAGCACCGACAGGCGCTGCATCGCTTGGCGCGGGTTCAGCGGCGTCAGGCCATCGGGGTACAGGCGTGACGCCGAGTCCGTGCGCTGCGGCCGCAGATCCCGGCCTGTCTGCGCCTGGGTGGCGGCGTTCTGCCGGTCGAACTCCGTGCCGGCCGTGTTGCTCTGGCCCGTGAGGTCGGCCTGCCGATCGGCAAACGAGCGGTCAACCCCGATGGTCTTGCTGGCCGGTCCCTTCATGTCGCGCACTGGCGCGGCCTGGGGGCCCTGGATCGTGGCCGGCTCACGGCCCGGCACCGTCCGCACCGCCCAGGCGCCGTCGACCGTCGGGTGCGACGCCAGGACCATGTCGTTCGGGTTCACGCCGAACTCGGGCGCGCGCTCACGCAGCTTCGCGAGGTTGTCTCGCGCCTCGTCCACGTCCTTGATGGGGGTCGTGTCCACCCAGTGTGGTTCGGGGGCCTTCTCGGCCTTCGGCGCCATCTTCGGGGGCTGGCCACTCGCGGCGAGGTCGGCGGCGTTCACCTCCGCGTGCGCGTCGATCGCCTCCCGCAGCTTCTCCAGGCGCGCTTGGTCGTGCGCTGCGTAGTCGGGCGTGTCGAGTGCGGGGCGCGCGGGCGGCTCGGGGCGCGCCGGCGGGGTGGCGAGATCCGTCGCCGCCTTGATCATCTGGTCAACGGTTTGAGCAGTGGCCAGCGCCTGGGTGGCGGCGGCCTTCTGCTGCTCCGGGTCGACCGTCGCCGCAGCGGCCTCGACAGCAGGCGCTGTGGGCGGCTCCGGAGTCGGAGCGCCGGGCGTCACGTCGCGGCCGGCGGCCGCGTTGAGCTCGTTGACCGGGGCGAACGAACTCACGGGTGGCGGCGCGCCGGGCGCCTGCGGAGCGCCCGGAGGCGGCTTGACCTCGGCGGCCGGCTTCTGCGCGCCGGCGCGGGTGAACCAGAGGTTCTGCAGGTAGTCGAACGCCTTCTGCTCCGCGGGCCGGTTGTCGTCTGGGCGCGTGCCGTTGATCAGGTCGTTGGCGGTGCTCACGCCGACGAAGCGCGCCATGAACTTGGCGAACTCGGCGAGCTTGGGGTCCGAGGGGTTGAACTGGCCCGGCAGCAGCCGGCCGGCGGTACCGAAGAGACCACCGGTGATCACACCGCCCTTGATCGCTTCCCCGACGGTCTTGGCACCTTGGGCCAGCGAGTGCGAGTCCAGCGCGGCGGTGCCGCCAGCCTGGAGCCCAGAGGCCACGCCGAGGGTCAAAGCCTGCCCGCCCGCGTCCAAAGCCAGTGCCTTGACGAACCCATCGGCGGCCGTGGGGGCGAGCTTGCCCGCCACGCCTGTGGCCTCCCCCAGCCAGCCCGCGATCTTGGCGGGCCCGGCGATGAAGCCGGCCAGCGAGCCGGCGCCCTTCGCGACGCCGGCCAGGGCCGAGTGTGTCTCGATCGGCACGGTCGGGCGCACGAGCCCCAGGGTCGCAGAGTCGATCGCGCCCTCGGCGGCTGCCTGGGGCACCTGGGACATGCCGCCGACGGCCTTGCGCGCCGTTTCCTGGGCCTCGTCGTAGCTCGGGCTACCCTCGCCTCGGCCGGCGCCCATGGCGACCGCGTTGCTGGCCCGTGCGCCCTGGATGGCGGTGCGCTCCTCGGCCGCTGTCTTGCCGCCGAACCAGCCGGAGACTGTGTCGTGCAGGCGGTCGCGCAGCGAGGGCGCCTCGGGCGGCGCCTCGGTCATGGAGGGCGCGCCACGCGCGTCGGGCGACATCCACGCGTCGGGCACATCCATGCCGTTCGACTTCAGCTTGGCGGCCAGATCGGCGCGACTGATCCCGTCGGGGACGTTCTGGACGACAACCCCGCTTGGAAGACGGACGTCCATTACTTGAGGCTCGACCAGTCAACCACACCCGACGCCGACTTGGGCTGCCCTGGCAGCGGCATGGTCTGGTTGCCGCCCGGCTTCGGGGCGCCGGGTGCCGGCTTGTCGGGGGCCTCCAGGCTGTCGAGGTTCTCGATGCCCAGGCCCTTGGCAAACGCGATCTGGCCGTGCAGCAGGCGGTCGTTGGCAGCCTTGAGCGCGGAGATCTGGGTGTCGACGTCGGTGAGCCCCGCTTTGTCAGTCGGCAGGATCTGGGAGCGGCTCGCGCGCAGGCTCTTGATCTCCGCCTCGTTGAGCGACATCTTGCGGTCGAACTGCGACAGCATCAGGTGCCCCAGCACCTTGTCGTTGCCGGAGTTGCCCTGCTTCATTTCCGCGATCTTCAGCATGATGTCCGAGCGCATGTTGCGAGAGTCGGCCTCACTCTGGATCTTCTGCAGCAGGCCTTCCATCTGCCTCTGCGCCACGTCCTGCTTGGTCGTGGTCGTGGCCATGGTCTTCGGGTCGATGTCGCCCGTCTGCTCCGCGGCCTCCAGGCGCGCGTCGCGCCGCTCGCCGGCCGACAGCGGTATGGCGGCGCGCTCCTCGTCGGAGATGTCATCCGCAGTCAGCTTGCTGTCGGGTCCGTACAGCGAGTTGATCTTGTCGTTCTGGCGGCTGGCGATGATGCCCTTCGACGCCTCGTCGATGCGGCCGACCTGCGCGGTGCGCTGCTGGTTCTCCAGCTGCACCTTGTAGTCCTCGGCGGCCTTGTGCTTGGCGAGGTCGATGTCGGCCATCTGCTGGGCCAGGGCGCCCTTGTGCTCTTCCTCGATCGCCTTGCCGGCCTGATCCCCGATGGCCTGCCCGGCAGCGCCGAGGCCGCCCGCGACGATGCCGGCGATGCTCATTGCATTACCCCTTGCGGCGGCTGCGGGGGAGCCATGGGCGCAGCCGGCGCGCCGGTGCCCGGGTGCGCCTGGGCGTTGGCCATCACCTTGTCAGGATCCATCTTGCCGGCCTTCAGGATCAAGCTGATGAGGATCTTCACCGCCGAGCCGATCGCCTGGGGCGGCACTTGCTGACCCGCCTTGTTCAGGAAGTCCACCGCGTGCGCCAGCAGGATCAGCGCGGCCGGGATCACCAGTGGCGCGGGGATGCTCCCCTTGGCTTCCTGCAGCAAGAGACCCATCAGGCCAGCGATCCCCTGCCCGAGCTTTTGGTCGATCGATCCCGGGCCCTGCAAGGTCTTCAGCACGAGCTGGTGCGACTGGGGCGAGAACATCACCTTCATGCCCGCGATGACGACGCGCTGGACCTGCTGCTTCTGCTGCGGGTTCAGCTTCATCTGCGCCTCCATCGCTTGGGGCGACAGGACAGCGGGGCTATTCGCCATCCGCGATTGGACGAGACCGGCCATGGATCAGCCTCCGGGGGTGGGTTGGGGCAGCGGGCGCACCGCGCCGGCGCCGCCGGGGGCGGGCACGTAGTTGGGCATCGCGCCGCGGGTACCGGCGACAGCGCTGCCGTGGCGGGCCTTCTGACGGTTGATTATCTCTTCCTCGAGCTGCAGCTTGGTCTTCAGCAGGTCTTGGTCGCTGGCGGACTTCATCGCGCCGGAGGCCATGTACCCGCCGACCTGGGCGAGCTCCTTGTTGTCCTTGACCCACTTGCCTGCCGCGTTCAGCTTGTCCATGATCAGACCGCCGCTGCTGGGCGGCGGGGAGGCGCCGGAGTTGCTCAGCGCCGGCATGTCGTTGAAGTGCGCGTCGCTGCCGGTGAGGGGCGGCGGGGTGCCGGTTGTATTGCCGGTTGTGTTGGCGCCCGGAACCAGATCCTGCACCGGGGTGTTGGACATCGGCGCGTTGGCGGCGCCGGGAGGCGCCGCGCTGCCGGTTGAGGCGAGGTCCGCCGCGTCGCCCGGGCCCCCTTGTGGGACCGTCGGGGTCTGGGCCGCTTGCGGGGCCGCGGAGGCAGCGTCCTCGATCGGGATCGTGCTGGTGCCTGTCTGCGCCAGGGGTGCGGTGGCCGCGTCGGCAGCGTCCGCACCGGCGCCCATCGAGCCCGCGGCGCCGGAAGCGCCGCTGACCAGCTGCGTGACGCCGCCGGCCAGCCCGGCGATGGCGCCGAGCTTGGTCAGGGTCGTGTCGTGCGTGAGTGTTCCGATCGCCGACATGGCGCCGCCGGCGAGCATCAGCCCGCCCGCGACGGTCATCTCAGCGGTACCCGCGGCGATCGCGGCGAGGCCACCGATGGCCTCGATGCCACCGGCGACTTCGAGCCCGGCGACGAGAAGAGGGACGGCCATCGGCATGTCAGTTCTCCCTGGTGTACGGCAGCGCCGACAGCATGTAGTAATGGAAGGTCTCGTCGGAGCCTGTGAACTCAAAGCCCAGGCGCTGCACGAACCTCTGTGAGACTTGGTCGCAGCACTGCACCCGCGTCGTCAAGAACCCCAGGTCATCGAACAGGCGACCCAGGAAGTTCCTCACAACGCCCCGCAGCATCAGCCGGCCGCGCCACTCGGGGGCGGCCGCGAAGTGGATCTCCTTGCCGTGCACCACCCCGATGCCGGCGAGCTCGCCGTCTCGGTAGACCCCGTGGGGCTCCCACCCCTGCAGCAGCCCGGGGCTCATGCCGGCCCACTGCTCGAACACATCGATGGTCGCCGGCGTCATCAGTTGCCGGCGCCGGCTTCACCCCCCGGTTGCGCGGGGGTGGGGGTCGGGTTGGGCGTCCTTCCTGGCGCGGGAGCACCTCCTGGCGCCGCGACGTTCTGCATGGAGTCGGAGCTCAAGAGGCTGCCGAGGTTCAGGCCGGTGATGGCGGACTGCGCCTGGAGGGCGCCGTTGTACAGGCCGACCAAGTTCTCCACCGCGGCCTTCATGCCGGCGGGGTCCAGGGAGGTGTCCTGCATCACCTTGGTGATGTTGTCGACCATGTTCTGGTAGGTGCTGGACATCGACGCACTGGTCTGCATCTGCACGTTGTACTGGGCCTGGATGTTGGCCAGATTCGTGCGCGTGTAGGCGTCGATCTGCTGCAGCTGCAGCTTGCCGGCCGCGTCCGCGTTCTGCATCGCCACCTTGACGGCGCCGTCGTACTGCTGCGCGCTCTGCTTGACCGCGTTGTCCGCGTTCGCCAGGGAGGCCTGCAGCCCCGACTGCGCGTCGAACCGGTTCGCTTCGTTCTGCGCGGCCGCGTTGGTGGTCTGGGCCTGCTGGGTCTGCTGCAAGAGTTGGCCCTGCAGCTGGTTCTTCTGGCCTGCATTGAACTCGTTCGCCTGGGTGGTCGTGCCCACGTTGAACTGCGAGGCGTTGTTCTCGGCTGCCGCGTTCGTCTTGCTGACGTCCGTGTTCGCGCTGGCGTTGAACTTCGAGGTGTCGTTCGCAGCGCCGGCGTTGAACTCGCCGACTTGATTGGCCTGCCCCGTGTTGAACTGGGACATCTGGTTGTTCGCGTCAGCATTGAAGTGCGCGGCGTTGCCGTAGGTGGCCGCGTCGGCCGTGGCGATCGGCATGGCCGCGTCGTACAGTGCGGACTGGCCGGCGGTCACCGCCATGCTGCTGTTCAGCAGCCCCTTGCTGTTCGCCTGGGCGCGGGAGCGCGCCTCGGCCTGCTGCTGCAGCGGGCTGTTGGCCGCGATGATGCCCTGCACCTGACCTTGGACGGTCTGGTTCGGGTCCACGTTCCAGGCCGTGGTCGAGCCCTGGTTGGTGGCTGCCGTGGTGGTGCCCGCCTGCCCCGCAGTGGCCGCGGTGGTCGTGGCCTGCCCCGCGGCTGCGGTGGCAGCCGAGGTCTTCGAGGGGTCGAACTGCGTCGGGTCGACCGTGGCGACCTTGTTGGCCGTGGTGCCCGTCGCCACGGTCGGCGCCGGGGCCATCGCGCCAGAGATCAGGCCGGCGTCGGTCTTCGGCGCCTGGGCGTCAGTGACGGCCGCGGGCAGTCCGTTTTCTGGGGGGTTGGCCATGTCAGGCTTTCTGAGGGGGCATCAGGTGGGGCGTCGCCGCCGGCTGCGGCGCGCTGGTCCCGTACCAGTAGCCGAGCACCAGGAGGGCCACGCTGTCCAGCAGGCCCAGGACGCGGCCGACGATGATCTCGGGGACCGCCTTCGGGTACCCGTTGAACAGCACCACGATCTCGGAGCCCAGGCACGCGCACAGCAGCAGCAGCGAGAGCCAGAAGAGGTACCGCTGCGTGCCGCCGGCCACGTTGGCCTTGCGGGCGCTGTCACGGTCTTGGAACGCGAGGTCCGCGTACTTGAAGCCACGTTCCTTCTCGTCGTTCAGGTACTGCAGCTCGAGCTTGCGGATCTCGGCCAGATGGTCGGGCGTGAGGCGCCCGTCTTCGATGACCTTGGCCACCGTGTCCTGCGAGGCATCCGACACGCCGAAGATCGATCCGAGCGCGGACACGGCCGCGCCCGCCAGCGGGCCGCCGAGCGCCGTGGCGACGGTCGGCGCCAGGGTCTTGAGTGTGTCGAGCCAAGCCATCAGGACTTCTCCTTCCGAGGCTTCCAGATCTTGTCGCGCACCAGCACGTAGATCTGGAGCGCAGTGAACAAGGCCGTGAGGGTCAGAACGACACCTTGGAGGGTCACGAGACCCCAGATGGTCCCGGCCCAGATCACGAAGAGCCTCATCAAGGCGAGCAGGTCGGTGGCGGGTTCAGACGTCATCGGCAAGCCCCTGTGAAAAAGGCCGCTCAGAGGCGGCCTTGGTGGATTTTCGGGACGGACTGCCCCGCGGGGGATGATAGCACGACTGACTTCCACTTACGCATCCGGCCAGGGGATGACGCGACTCTGGACGGGCAGCGTCAGGGAGGTCGGGGAGTTGACGAAGGCGAGGTACCTGGAGGCCGCTGTCACGCGCACTTCATCGACCACCCCCGAGAAGGGAACGAAGGTCACCGCGCCGCCGGGGAGCCCGACAGGCATCGAGGGCTGTGCTCCCCCGACGATGAACTGCGCCGGGGCAACGACGCCGTTGTTGGTGCTCGTCAAGAGCGAGCTCGTGCTCACCGTGTACGTGGAGCCCCCGAGACCGTCAGCCCACAAAGTCAGGTTGGTATTGCCCGCACTCGCCGGCGAGCGGCTGCCCGCCAGATGGATAAACCGGCCCGGCCGGAAAGGTATCGCCTGCCCCGGGACTGAACCCAGGCCAAAGCCGGCGTAGCCCGTGCCGTTGTAGAACACGGGGCCTACGAGACGCGTCGGGCCGCTGACTATCCAGCTACCGAAGCCGAGGGTCCACAGGAGCGCCCCCGTCCGGTCCCAGCAGGACAGCACCGGAGAGAACCTCGTATCCGACCCGCTCGCGGTCAGCGCCGCCCAGGCGGTCGCGTCGATGTCGACCATGCACTCGGCCGTCAACGTCGCGCTGTCCAGGCCCGAAGGTGCTGCCAGGATCCCCCCGACTCCCGGAGGACGATGGTAGAAGTTGTCGTAGGTCAGCCGGAGCCCCTCCGCAACCGCCCCGGCCGCGCCATAGATGGTCGCGGTAGGGATGAAGGAACTGCCGTCCTTGGCGTTGTAGGTCTGCCCTCTCTGGTTGTCGCAGTGCATCAGCACCTTGACGCTCGAGTAGTACGGGTCTGTCGCGTAGCCGGGCTGCGGTGCGGGCGAGGGCACCGGTGGGGGCGAGGGGGCCGGCGGCGTGGGGCCCGGCGCCGGGGCGGGGGCCGGAGGTGGCGCGACGTACGCGGCGCCGATCACGACGCTGTGTGTCGAGGTGCCCAGGCTGACCCCGTTGCTGTAGTAGGTCACTGACAGTGGGAACGTGCCGTCGAGCGTCGGGGTGCCCGACAAGACCAAGGGTCCGGTGATCGGCGCGCTCGCGCCGGCGGGAGTCGCAGGCCACGCCAGGGTGACCGTGACGCCGGGAACGCTGCCGCTGACCACCGCGTTGACTTGGCGTACGAAGTTCGCGCTGGGGACCGCGAGCGTCGCGTTCATCGGGATGCCCACCTTGCCCGACGCGCCGGCCATGGACCCGATGGTCAGCACTTCCGTCGCGCTGACGATCGTGATCTCGTGCGTGGTACTGCCGCGGATGGTGACCCCATCCGATGCAACGTAGGTGACGGTGACGCGGTGCAGGCCCGTGGGCGTCGTCGGGGTGCCCGAGATCGTGAGCACGTTGGACGCGTAGGCGAACGTCAGGCCCGGAACCGTCTCCGATGTCCGGATCGTCATGGTCGCGTCCGAACAGGTGATGGTGGCCAGCGTGACCGTGCCTACTGCGGAGCCCGTGACGCCGAACAGGGACGCACGAGCAGAGGCAGAGAAGGCCAGCCCGGGCCCGGGCGGTACCGGGCTGCCCACGATGTTGATCGCGTTCAGGCCGTCACAGTTGGCGACGGTCCCGGGGGTGAAGTTGGTGGTGTACCGCGCAGCCCCCTTGGTGATGCGGACCTCATCGATGAAGCCGTTCACGCAGAAGGTGCCGTCGGTGTACGCCCCGATCACCAGGGGGTCCGACGCGTTGCTTCGCATGGGGGTGGTAGCGTTGATCGTTGTGGCTTCAGCGACCCCGCTGACGTACAGCGTGTACGTCGTGCCTGAGCGGACCCCGGCGATGTGGTACCAGCGCCCGGTGAGCGCCGTCGTCGTGCCGAGAATGGAGACGAGCACCGAGGTGTTGTCACACGCGCGGAACCCGAACTTGCCGCTCAGATTGTCGTACCACAACTGGTAGGGGTACACCCCCGTGCCTGTGGCCTTGGTGAGGATGACGCTGCCAGCCAGCGCGGACAGCCACACCCAACACTCGACACAGAAGTCCCCCGTCGGGATATCCAGACCGGTCGCATGAGGGGCGCGCAAGAAGTCGCCCGAGCCATCGAAGAGGGCCGACGTCGAGCCGAACTTGGCCTGCGTCGTGCTGAGCTTGGCGTTGCCGTTGCACGTGAAGGTGTTCGGGACCAAGCATGTGTCGGGGACTGTTGTACTGAGGTTCGTGCCGTCGCAGTGCAACTGTACTGTTACGTTGGCCCAGTAGGGGTCGGGTACACAGACCTGCCCCGAGGCGCCGTTCGCGGCCGTGACTTTCATCTGCCGGCTGGCGTAGGCGCCGAACATCAGGCGACCCTGTCCCCGCCGATGGCCCAGCCATTCGAAGCGATCTGCATGGCCGTGATCTGCGCGTACAGCCCATTGGTCGAGTACAGCCCCCCGCTGGAGTAGAGCGACACCCCCGCGCCGGCGGCCAGCGTGACCTTGCCGGCGCCCAACTGCATGACCATGAACGGTGACTCGACGTCGATCGCCACCGTCCCGACGGGCTGGATCGTGAGCGTTATCGGGCTCGCGCTGTTGCACACCAGGAGCGCGCCGATGTCACTGGCCGCGATGTCCCGGCTCGCCAGGACGCTGATGACCCGGATGCCGTTCGAGGCCTCGACCGAGCTCTCTGCGGCGTTGACTCGCAGCTGCTTGTAGCCCAGGCCCGAGAAGGAGGCCGGGAACCCCGGCAGCGAGGTGATGCCGGCCTTGCCGCCCGAGGCGTCGAGCTCCGCCTGGACGAGCGTGAGCGCCGACTCGAGCGCCTTCAGCTGGTTGTAGACGGACGTCGAGGACGCGCGCGAGCCCAGCGCCGCGGTGAAGGTGTTGCTGTAGAAGCGGTTGGTCATCGGATCAGCCTTCGCTGGATGTAGAGGAGGGTCGTGGCCGTGATCGTGTGGGGCAGCTCGGAGTTGGACTGCGAGGTGATGTAGAGGATCGCCGAGGTGCCATTGCCGCCGAAGGCCACGCGGTTGCGCGACGCGTCAGGCACGCCCCAGTACGACTGGTCCCAGTTCGTCAAGTCCCACAGCAGGCCGTTGCCGTACTGCGCGAGCACCTCGGTCTCCGAGGTGTCGCTGTCCGTGAAGTCCCCGCGCGTGTACAGGGAGCAGGCGCTGCTCGCCGCGATCTCGAGCTGCAGCGCCTTGTAGGTCTTCAGCACCAGGGGACTGTTCTGCGACATGGGGCACAGCGCGATGCCGGCGGTGATCTGCGCGCCGGCGAAGCTGCGGCCGACGTCGGCCTCGTAGACCCACCCGTTCGCGTCGGCGTAGAAGGTGCGCCCGATGCCGGCGATCTCGTCGTGCTCTGCCAGGAGCATGGCCGTGCCGTAGTCGAGCACGGTCCAGTCGAAGTCGACCTTCATGTTGCCGACGCCGGTGATCGAGGTGTTGGGCCACCCGCTGAGGGCCGTGCCGTCGGTGAAGAAGACCCGGTACTTGCCGTAGGTCGTCGAGAACACTGAGCACTGGACCGTCTTGCCCTTGACGAACGAGTCGATCTCCAGCGACGTACGGTCCCAGAGGAAGTTGCCGAAGGCCTGCGTCGTGGGGTACCGGACGACCCCCGGCGTGTCGAACGCGGTGACGC